ACGTGAGCAACCATTGCAGGTCTATCATGATATAGCCATAGTAGATACGGCCTGCAAGTTCGACCATGAGGAGCATCTTGTGAGTATATGCATATTCATCATAGTACTCGCAAAAGGTGTGGAACATAGGCGAACTGTTATCCTTGCGTGTGCGTGCCATTTGATTGTCTCCAATCTTGTGAGTGTTTCACGTGAAACACGTTAGTCTGTTAGGTAGTAGGTAGTTTATGCCCTCTTACGCGTGTGTGTCGCATTTCCCCGCTCGCACATGTGTGCGCCTATTTTCTCCAATCCTATAGGAATCCGCTAGGTCCTACGCGTGGGCTATCCGATTATCAGGGGCCTTGCACCCGCCCGGCGTTTGGTTTCCCTCTCGCTGTCTAGTAATATACGCTTATGCGGCGCCGTTGTGGGCGAGGATGGCAAACTCGTCTCGTCTCCACAGTCCCTACACAATTGCACACACACGACGCTTGACATACGCCTAACGCATAGCACGGTATCCCCGCCTGCGTTTTGGGCATAACCGCAGGTCAGAGGGGGGATCGCCTCCTGCCCCGTCCAAAAAATTCTCAAGAGCAATTTTGAGTTTTAAATTCGGCTATATCCTTGGCTTTCTAGGTCTTTTAATCCTCTGACTACAGTCTCCCGCAAACGTCTTCTTCGCAGCTGTAACTGCCGCAGCTTTCTTACTTCCAATACTTTTCTTTATATTTTTCATATTTTTTCCTTTCTCTTGGTTATATTATATCATAATAAATATTTTGGGTCAATTTATTTTATTTAATTTATGTTTTTATATCTAATATATAAAATTTTTATATTTTCCCCTTGACAGAAACAAAGAAGTATGTTAAAATTTAACTAAGTTAAAAATATTTTTAGTAAAGGAGGTTTGTTAGTGGACTTAGACTACTCTCTATCTACTCCAGAAGAGCGAGTAGATTACGTTAAAACTCTTTTAGCTGATAATCCTCCTCTTAATAATAGCACTCTAACTATATTAGCAGACTACATTTTATTTATTCGTGATCGTAACCAAACAAAGAAACAACGTGACGCAGACCATCCAATATTAACCCCTAACAGAGAGTTTACTATTAACAAGAGGGAGACATCATACGAAGCTTTAGTAGACAAACTTGAAAATGGCGAAGATGGTCTATACAATATTATCCGCAATGATAAAACCCAAATTCTTGATCCAAAAGACCCAATCACAGAAGAAGATGTGAAAAATATCCCTGGCATTAAAGAATGCCTTGATGTAATTGCTTCTCTAAAAAAGCAATTAGAAACTGCATCAAAATATCGTCGCAAAGCTTTAACTCAAGCAATTATCGACACTTGAAAACAAGCTTACATTATTAAAGGCAACTATTCAATGATAGGACGTTTAAAATCAACGTCTCAAATCAAAACAATAGCATCACTCTCCATCCCTGAAGAAATTTACTTCGATGATAATATGATGCCGCACTCTGATAAACCTTTCTCCTTCCTCAATCCAGAACATGTTTCTTTCTTACTTTGTCACTACCAAGGTTTAAAGCAAGAATCTTGAGAAGATCTTCACTGTGACATGCGGTGACACCTAATCGACCTTGAAGATCTTACCGAGGAAGCATTGCGGGAAAAGTACCCCATGCTCTGAGATATAGTAGTTTGAAAAGTAGACGGTCTTACTAACGACCAAATCCGTGAAAGAGTTCTCCAAGAATATGGTGAAGATCATTCAGAACAATATTATTCATCTATTTGACGCAAACGTATTCCTAAACTCATTACTGAGCAATTTCAAAAGAACTATGTAGAATGATATTTTACAGAAAAAGAACGTGGTTACTGGAAAAAATGTAGTAAATGCGGGCAAATTAAATTAGGACACCCTCTTTTCTTTGCTAGAAATACTAGTAAAGATGGCTGATATAGTCAATGTAAAGAATGTAAAAACGCTTCAAGAACTATTTCTGTCAAAAAAGTCTCAGAAAAATAGAAAGAAGGTGACTTTATGACAGTAGATGAAGGATATAAAACATGTTCAAAATGCGGACGTTCATTGAAAGCAAGTGCGGAGTTCTTCAAAATGAAATCTGGAGAACGTTGCGATCTATGTAAAGATTGTTTAACTCAATATATCGACAATCGCAATCCAGAAACATTTATGTGAATCCTTGAAATGTTTGATGTTCCTTACATTGAAAAAAAATGAACGCAACTTACAAATGAACGTTATAAGAAGAACCCTGGTAAGTTTGGACCAAAATCAGTAATTGGTCTTTATTTACGGGCTATGAACATGCTTCAATATCGTGATTTAACTTATGCGGACTCTGATTCAATTAATAATGTTGGTAAAGATATTAAAGTAGATGAAGATTATGAAGAACAATTAAAAGCAAAATTAGAAAGCGGCGAAATTTCTCAAGGTCAATATAATACTCTTACAAAAACAAATCGAGATGTTCAAAAAGAAGGCTATGATGCAAAAGGATTTTTAATTCCTGAAGAAGAGACTCAGCCCGAAGAACCGCAAGAGCAGACGCCGCAATATCAAGTAGATCCTAACTACTGAACAGACCAATTAGATGAGTCAGATATTAATTATCTAATGCTTAAATGAGGTACTATGTATACTCCTGAAGAGTGAGTAAAAATGGAAACTACTTACAATAAATATTCTCAGGAATATGACCTTAACGTAGACCGCGAAGAAGTTCTTAAAAAAATGTGTAAAACTTCTCTTAAAATGGATGAAGCGTTAGACGCAGGTGACGTAACTGGCTACAAGAATCTTGCGGCCGTCTTTGACCAGCTCCGCAAGTCAGGCAAATTTACTGAAGCTCAAAATAAAGAAGATAGACAACAAGTTCTTTCTTCTATTGGAGAATTAGTAGCACTTTGCGAGCAAGAAGGCGGTATTATACACGCTCTGCCGCAATATGATCCTGATCAGTATCCGCAAGATAAAATTGATTTTACACTTAAAGATCTTAAATCTTACACTTACAGCTTAGTAAGTAATGAACTTGGTCTTGGGGATCTTATTGAATCTTATATTGAGAAACTTGAACAAGCAGAAAGTGATTCTGTTGATATTAATGCGGGACTTGTAACATCTGCGGAAGAAGAAGCAAGTGACGAACTTACAGATGAAGAAGCAGAAGAATGGCAAGGATTCCTTGAAAATGAAGTTGAAGCAGAAGCTGAAATGCTTGAACGTTTCTTAGCAGGTGATTTATAATGGCCTTAAAAGATATTCTTCAAACGACCAATAGACGAAAAGAATTAGATAGCGATGCAATTAAAGAAGAAGTCCATAATCATTTAGATGAATATAGAGAATTAATTGCATATTGACGAGTTTATCCTGATAAACTTGTCGATTATTACTTGTCTCTTGGAAATCCTTACAATTTTAAATTTATTTTTTATCAAAGATTATTCTTGCGAGCACTGTTTCGGCATAAATATGTCTATGCCACTTTCGTTCGAGCTTGGTCTAAATCATTTATGTCAGTTATGGCTCTAATGTTAAAAGCTATTCTTTATCCTGGAGCTAAGCTATTCACTGTAGCAGGTGGTAAGCAACAGTCTGCGGAAATCCTTTCAGGTAAAGTATTAGAAATTTGTAAATTAATTCCCGCAATGGAGAGAGAAATTATCTGAGATACGCGAGGTACTCGAGCTCGAACTGCGCAGACTAAAGATAGTGTTATTTATACATTTAAAAATGGTTCAACATTAGAAAATGTTGCGGCGTCTGAGAAAACTCGTGGACGTCGTTTTAATAGTGGTTTAATGGAGGAATGTGTAGGTATTGACCAAGATATTCTTAATGAAGTTCTTATTCCTACACTTAACGTTGACCGTATGGTTCAAGGCCAAACTGATCCAAATGAACAATTAAATAAAAGTCAAATTTTCGTGACTACTGCAGGTTATAAAAATACGTATAGTTATGAAAAATTAATTGAAATTCTTTGTCGTTCAGTGGTGCGACCAAAAGATGCAATTGTACTTGGCGGTAGTTGGCGAGTTCCTGTCATCTTCGGGCTCTTGGATAAAAACTTTGTGCGGGACCTCAAGATGGATGGCACATTTAATGAAGACTCATTTGAGCGAGAATATGAATCTAAATGGACTGGCGATATTGAATCTGCATTCTTTAACTCAGAGCGTTTTGATAAGAACCGCCGTATTAATCAACCTGAATGAAAATATTCCAATAGAACAAGTAAAGATGGATATTATATTATGGGTGTTGACGTTGGACGATTTGGTTGTACAACTGAAGTAGTCATTATTAAAGTAACTCCAGGTGCGGGCGACATTCCTCGTAAACGTATTGTTAATATTTATTCATTTGATGAAGAGCACTTTGGTTTACAATCGCTTAAATTAAAGCGTTTATTCCAACAATATAAATGTCGCGTCGCTGTAATCGACGGCAATGGCCTAGGTGCGGGACTTGTAGACATGCTGACAATGGATACAATTGATCCTGATACTGGAGAAACGCTTTACAATTGAGGTGTTATGAATGATGAAGATAATAAGTATCGCAATATGAAAACAGAAGATACAATAACTGATGCTATGTATATTATGAAAGCTAATCAGGTATTAAATTCTGAAATGTATGCTTATTGTCAATCAGAAATTAATGCGGGTCGTGTAATATTTTTAGTAGATGAAGCTATTGCTAAAAACAAACTAATGGCTCAAGCTCAAGGTAAAAAAATGAGCCAATCTCAACGTGCGGATTACCTTATGCCATTTGTCCAGACAAGTATTCTTAAAGATCAAATGCTAAACTTAATTACAGAAAATGATGGTGCACATATTATTTTAAAACAAGCTTCAAAGAAAATTAAAAAAGATAAATTTTCTGCTTTAATTTATGGTTTATATTATTGCAAATTACAAGAAGATGCACGTTCTAAAAAGCGTAAACGTGATATTTCAAAATTTATGTTCTTTAATTAAAAACTTTGGGGCAAAAAATTATAATTAAGAAAGCAATAAAAGCATATACAATGAACAAGTAAGTCTTACGAAAGAGGAATATTATGATGAGTTCAAAAATGGAAGTTAAGATACATAATATCTTAACCGATTATGATGTTCCTTTTGAAGAAGAATATGAGTTTGACGACTTAATTGCATCAAGTGGTAGACACTTACGTTTTGATTTTGCCGTATTTACAGAGGATGGTGGGTTAGACTTCCTGATCGAAGCCCAAGGGAGACAACACTATACCGCAGTTAATAAGTTTGGTGGGAGCAAAGGTGTTGGACGGCAAAAATATAACGATATGCAAAAACGAGAATATTGTTTAAAGCATAATATCAAGTTAATCTGTATTCCTTATTATGACGAACCCAGAATAACATATGATTATATTATGCGGGCGGCTGGATATTAAGGAGGTCGAGCACTTGAGTACAAATGATTTTCGTTTAGTTGCTTCAAACGAACCTGCGCGTCCTTCTAAAGACTTTAATAAAATGAGAATTGATGGTAAACTTTATAAAGATGATGTAACAATTAATACTTCTCCTTTCAATAAACTTTACCGTCGCCGTAGAATTCATAAGCATGATATATATGGTGCTTTAGAGCGAAGAGATTTAAAAGAATTGCGGGCAATTTCAAATTATTTCTTCCTTAAAAGTGGTATCTATTCTCGACTATGCCGTTATATGGCTTATCTTTATCGCTACGACTGGATGATAACTCCTGTTCGATACGATGATAAAATTAAAGATGAAAAAGTCATTGAAGGCTGGTTAAAGTCTACTGCCTATTTAGATAATTGTCGCTTAAAGAAAAATTTTGGCGAGATTGCTTTAAAGGTAGTTAAAAATGGTTGCTTTTATGGATATAAAATTGATCAAAAAACTGCGTGTGTTATCCAGGAGCTTCCAATTGACTATTGCCGCAGTCGTTTTAAGTTTAATAACTTACCAATCGTAGAATTTAATGTTAAATTCTTTGACGATAAATTTGCGGATACTGAATATCGCATTAAAGTGCTTAAAATGTTCCCAAAGGAATTCCAACAGGCTTATATTAAATATAAGCACAATACTTTAAAGAAAGACCATAATGGTGACGAAACAGGTTGGTTTGCACTAGATGCGGGTGCCGCATTTAAATTTAATCTTAATCACAGTGACATTCCTCTATTCCTTTCAATTATACCAAAATTAATTGATCTCGAGGATGCACAAGATTTAGATCAGAAGAAGATGGAGCAACAATTAATTCGTCTAATCATTCAAGAGATGCCAATTGATAAAAATGGTGATCTTATCTTTGATGTAGATGAAGCTCGAGAATTGCATAAGAATGCAGTTGGTATGTTAGGTGGTACTGTAGGAGTAGATGTTCTTACTACATTTGCAGATGTTCATGTAGAAGACCTTTCTGATAAAGGAAATATGTCTGCCGCAGATCAATTAGACAAAGTTGAACGTACAGTTTATAATGAAGCTGGCGTTAGTCAAATGCAATTTAATACTAGTGGCAATTTAGCCTTAGAAAAATCAATTCTCAATGATGAAGCTACAATGACAAATCTTCTTCTTCAATTTGAGGAATTTGCTGAAAGTTTATTAAAGACTTTCAACAAAAATCCGAAGCGTCTAAAATATCAAGTACAGATGCTTCCTACAACTATTTATAATTACAAAGATCTTTCCAAGCTTTACAAAGAGCAAACACAGATAGGCTTTTCTAAGCTTCTGCCTCAGATTGCTCTTGGAGAGTCTCCTAGTACCGTGCTCGCGACTGCGGTCTTTGAGAATCAGATGATGAAGCTTGATGAGATATTTACTCCTCCGCAAATGTCTTCTACTATTAGTAAAACTCAACAGTCTGGTGGCACTAATAAACAGAACAATGACGCTGAGCCGTCCGCGGGAGAGCAAGGTGGCCGTCCAGAGCTACCCCAGGATGAAAAATCCGATAAAACAATCGCAAATGAGGAATCACAGGGTTAACGAGAGGAGGGAAGATGGCATTAAAGAATAAATCCGAGGTAAACATGATTCAAGGCCCCGAGTTCATCAATTTACAACCTCTTGATGTTAACCCTTTGATGCAAAAATGCGAAATTAAAGTTTTTTATCTAGGTCACAATCGTAATGGTTCTTACATTAATCGTGAAACTGCTTTAGAAATGGCTAAGACATTGCGGGGAACCCCAATTGTTGCAGCTTTTAATAAAGATAAAGGAGACTTTGGCGATCATGGACATGTAATGCATATCGAAGATGGCGAAGTAACTTTCACTGTTAAAACCATTCCCTATGGTTTTGTCGCTCCAGATGCAGAGGTCTGGTTTCAAAACTTCACTGATACAGATGAATTTGACAATTCCGTAGAACGTACCTATTTAATGACAACGGGTTATCTCTGGTCTGGTCAATTTGAAGAACTCACTAAAGTAATTAATGAAGGTCAGCCGCAATCAATGGAGTTAGATTCTGACTCACTTCAAGGACATTGGGCGACTGATAATAATCTTGGTGTAGATTTCTTCATTATTAATGACGCAACTTTTAGTAAGTTGTGTATTCTTGGGGACAATGTTGAACCCTGCTATGAGGGAGCCTCTGTAACGTCTCCAGAGGTCAGTAAGAATTTCAGCAAGGATTCTGAATTCCAACAGACCTTATTTAGCATGATGAATGACTTACAAATCGCTCTTAATAGCAAAGGAGGGTTGAACATGTCTGAGAATGAACTAATTAATGATTCTGTCGAAACTGCGGAAGAGCAGCCTGTACTTGAGAACGAGCTCGAACAAGATGAGGTTGTGGAATCCCCTTCAGTGGAGAATGAAGAATTTTCCAATGAGGAAGTAGAGGTCCAGGAAGCAGTTGAGACTGATGATAATTCTGCAGCTGACGAATTTGTTGATAAAAAGAAAGATGAAGAAGATGCGGGATCCGAAGACAAGGACGAGGATGACGCAGATGATTCTAACGACGATGCTGATGATGATTCCGATGATGATGATCAGAAAAAGCCTAAGAATCAACATTCATTAGAAGAGTTTGAAGCTTTACAGGCAGAAATTGATTCTCTTCGCGCAGAGAATGAAGAACTCCGCAACTTTAAACTCGCAGTTGAAAATCGACAGAAAGACGCTTTAATTGCTTCTTATCATATGCTATCCGATGAGGATAAAGCAGAAGTAATTGCTCACAAGTCTGAGTTTAGCCTTGATGAGATTAAAGCGAAGTTAGCTGTTATCTATGTTGAGAAGAATGTTAATTTCGACATGATTGATGGTCAAGAAGAGGTCGAGGATGATCCCGCACCTACAATGACTTTCTCTCTCGACGAAGAAGCATCTGAGGGCGTTCCTGCTTTCATCGAAGCGCTTCGTCACACAAGTAAATAATTAAAGGAGGTTGTAATATGGCTATTACAATTAAGCGTGATGGTTATGGCCAAGTAGAGCCAAATCATCTCTCTGCTCCTCGTGATGGTCGCGTCTATGCGCAGCTTCCCGCCAATGAGGACATTAAAATCCTTGAGAATGGTATGTTTGTAAAATATGACTACGCTGCTGGTGAAGTTAATTTTACAGGCGATGGCGCTTGGATGCTCGTTTATAACGAGGAAAAGCTCTATGATGAGCGTTATCAGATGCACAAGCATTGGGCACAGAAAGTAGAGGATGCCTATGACGGCAAGATTTATCCTCGCGTTTTTGGTGTCGTTGCTGGTGATATCTTTACTACTAATATGTTCGCTGACGATACTGAGCTTTCTGTTGGTGATACCGTTACTCCTGGTACTGATGGTATCCTTGCAGCTGGTGAGGGCGACGTTACCTTCAAGGTTGTAAAAGAGTACACTCTTCCTGATGGTCAGCCTGCCGTTAAGCTACAGTGCATCAAGGCTTAATTGGAAAGGAGTGTAGAATATGGATTACAAAGATCTTAAAGAGCTAGCTCGCATTGCTATGCATGCGGATCCCAGCGCTCCTACTGCTTACTCCTTCGGTAATGAGTCTTATACCCTTGATCAGGTAAATCAGGCTCTACAGGTTGAGTTCCAGAAGTTAGCTGGTTCTTATAGAGATTATCGTGAGAACAAGAACACCATCTTCCGTCTAATTGAGGAAACAATTGATGAAGTTCTTCCTGCTCGCGTTGAACAGCAGTATGCTCAGTTCGCTGAGGTTCGTACTGTTGCTAATGGCGAGAAGGCTATTTTCCGTATGCGTGTTACTGAGGCTGCACGTAAGCGTGCTAAGACCTTCGTTACTCGCGTTGGTTTAGCTGGTCGTTATGAAGTCTTCATGCTTGATGGTAAGCAGCTTGAAATCGGTACCGCTGCTATCGGTGGAGCCGCTCGCATCGGCTTTGAGGAAGTTCTCGACGGCCGCATCCAGTTCTCTGAGCTTACCAGTCTTGTCATGGAGGGCATGGACGAATATATTTATCGTGAGATTGCTAAGGCTCTCGAAGCTGTAGTTAAGGACCTACCTGCTGTACAGAAGGCTGAGGTTGCTGGGTTCGATGAGGCTACAATGGACGAGTTACTCGCTATTGCTGATACTTATGGTCGTGCTGCTATTTACTGCACCTTTGAATTTGCTTCTAAGATGCTTCCTGCTGAGGGATGGGTTTCTGATGATATGAAGAACCGTCTCTGGGCTGACGGTTGGCTAGGCAATTATAAGGGCCATAATGTTATTATTCTTCCTCAGTCTGTCGTTGACGAGACTAATATGGAGAAGGTAATTGATCCTGCTCAGGCTTACATCTTCCCTGCTGGTCAGGACTCTAAGCCCGTTAAGATTGTCTTTGAGGGCCCAACTGCTGTCCGTACCGTTGAGGATAATGACGACTGGAGCACCGACTTCCAGACCTACAAGAAGTTTGGCGTTGCTACTTTCTTCACTAATTATATCTTCAGCTACCGTAATACTGAGTTAGTTAAGGCTACACGTCTCCACAACTTCGATGATGGTTCTGAATCTAGCACAGATGATGGTGGCAACAACGTCAAGCCTTAGACAGAGCCAAGCTCTAATTCCTCTGGGAACGGGGGAATAAATCCAGATAGCTTGTTCCTAGATCCATAGGATAGCGTCTGAACATTAATTTAATTAAGGAGGGAGAGGGTGCGGCCCTCTCCCTTTTATTTTTTAGAGAAAAAAGGAGAAAATTGAATATGGCTATTATTAATGATACAACTCAAATACCTGTTCGTAATATGGTAGATCATAAAGTTGTTTATGTTATTCCAGAACTAAATCGCCGTGTTGTATTTGAGCCCTTCCAAGAGAAGAAGATTCAAGCAAGTGAACTTCGTGCTCTGAATTACAGTATTGGCGGAGAAGTTTTATTACATAATTATCTTTGCATTCTTAGTAAAGATTTACGAACAGAGTTTAATATTCCTGCGGATCAAGTTGAATATGATTGAACTCTTAAAGATATTCATCGTGTTCTTGAGGATTTAAGCACACCTATCGAAGAACTTGAGGATGCACTTGACTTTGCTCCTGAAGGTATTCGTGAATTAATTGTTGATTGTGCTGTTAAATGGAAAATTCCTGACTCTAATCGTCGTAAGGTAATTACACGAATGACAGGGTCTAATATAGATAAAATGATTGAGTTTGCGGAAGCTACTGAAGATACGGCTGACCAGCCTATACGTCGTGCTCGCCGTTTAAATAAGACAGAAGCTCCACGAACTGGACGTCGAATCCAAAACTAGTTTTTAAGGAAGGAGGGCGAAATGTCAGATAGCACTTCTTCCGTTACTTCTTTTGAAGAAATGTATGATTTCTTCCTTGCGGGGATTACAGATGATATGTTTATGGAAATGACAAAAGAGGATACAGAAGCTCTTCTAGAAGAAATTCTTTTAGCGTCTCTTCCGCACTTTGAATTTCCTAGAAAAAATATCTTTGATTTAGATTTAACTGGCAAAAACTTTAGTGCTAAGTTAACTGAAGAAGAAATGATGATAATTCGTCAATATATGATTAGTGAGTGAATTGGTTATCAGCTTGCTAATATTGATTTAGTAAAACAGAAATATAGCGGTAGTGATTTTAAATTTACTTCACAAGCTAGCCACATAAAGCAGTTAGTTACACTAAAGAAAGAATATGAAACTAAAGGTTTTCACTTACAGCGACTTTATAATCGCCGCAAGAAACTAAGAACTGGAGGATATGGCTCTACTTTTGCACGAGTCATGGACGTATCTGATAAACATTATTATGATTAGTGTTTATGATGTAGAGGTAGATAACGAAACAATCTGCCGCAATTTAAATCGGCTTCAGTCTCAAATTTTTAAACTTTTGCCTATGCGCGAGGAAGATCAAGATTGAAGTAAGCCTTTAGAGACTATAATTCTTGAGCTCTTGGGAATGCAAGGGCTTTTTTCTGAATTAGAACCTTTAGTTACATTAATTTGTAAATTACAAGGTTTAATTGAAACACAGGATGAAGATAATTTTATGCTATATCGACGCACTATCTTTGAATGTTGCGGCTTAATAGATAAAGTTAAAAATTGTTTTTAAGATAGGAGCGGCCAATGTCAATGAAAACCTTAGCCGCAAGGCTCCAATATAATGGCGGTGACAGACTCGGCCGCATTAACAAACAAAAATTAAGAAGCTTGCAAGCTGCTTTAAGGGATGATTATCAATCACGAATGATTAAAACCCCTTTACACGCGGCTTGACCTTGCTTAATTAATGATGATACTTCTGGTTTAAAACCTGATTATGATAAGAAGATTATATCTGTAGAATACGATGCGGGTCTTGAGCCAGGAGACGTTTTTGAGTGTCTTGATGATGGTACTCATTGGATGATATATCTTCCAAGATTAACAGAAACCGCATATCTACGTTCTTCAATTATTCGTTGTCGTTATACAATGACGATTGACGATGAAGAATATTGAATTTATTTTCAAGGTCCTACTGAAACAGATCTTCGTTGGTTCATTAAACGAGGAATTAATATTAATGAGTTAAATCTTTCTGGTACAATATATATTAAATTAAATGCTAGTACAAGGGCATTTTTTGAACGATTTACTCATATTAAAGTAGATGGGCATATCTGGGAAGTCCAAGTTACAGATAGCATTTCTGTTCCTGGGATTCTTGAAATTGAAGTTCAAGAGTACTATGATAATCCTGTCGCAGAGCTTCCTGAAATTAAAAAGAGTGAGAATGCGGCGGAGACAGATGTGATTGTTGGTGAAACAATAGTCCCGCAAGACACTACTATAGGTTACTTTATTCCAAAAGAATACCTTAAAAAGAAGTATCAATGAGAAGTTCTTGGTAATCCAAGAGTCGAACTTATTGAAGTTATGAACAATGGTAATATGTGTAAGGTTAGAATCCACGATGGTGCCATTGGTTCTTATACTGTTAAATATGGTGATTATACTTTAAATGTAGAAATTGACTGGCGGCGAGAATATATTATTGGTCCCGCAAAAGTTTCACCATATGGATTTTATAAATATAGAGCAAAAGGTACAAATGTTACATTCTCTATTGATAATGCGGCAGTTGCAACGATTCTTAAACAAGATGGGAAACAATGTGAAATTGAAATTACGACTGGCCGCAAGGGTAAATTTAATTTAACTTGCACTTTTAATGATGAAGATGGAGAACAGCAGACAGTTGTATTACCTGTTGCTATTGGATCATTTACAGGAGATAAAGATGAGAAAAGCATCGGCCTTGTTGGCTAAGAATTTTAAATCAACATTCCTTTCCTGTGAAACGGATCAAGAGACTATTTGGCGGCGGCTCTTTGTTGAGAGTCGCCCTTATAGCGATAAATTGAAGAAATTATTAGTAATTAATACTGCGGATTGTCTTGATGAAGAACAAATTCAGTATCAAGAGATTATTGATAATTATAACCTTCAAGATTTAAAAGATAAGCAATATTTAAAAAATGTTCCTAAATTATCATTTGGTGAACATGAAGAAGTAAAAGCATATATTCTTTTAGAGTTTGATGATTTTATTCCAACTGGAAATCCGCATTATAGAGATTGTACAATTACATTTTCTATTATTTGTCATCTTGACTATTGGGAATTAGATGATTATAAATTACGTCCATATCAGATTGCGGGTTACATTGATGGTATGTTAAATGAAACTAAGCTTTCTGGTATTGGTACACTTCAATTTATGGGTGCTAGTGAAATTGTAATGAACGAATATCTTGGCGGTATTGTGCTTCGTTATATTGCTACACATGGTCGTGGCGATGATAGCACTACAGTTGATCCTGAATTACCTGCCCCGCAAGATCTTGGCGGCGGTGCTTGGTAAGGTGATAGATCATGGCGATAAAAGGAGATAAGAAAAGGCTTGGTTTAATATTATCTGGGCAGCCTTTGCCTGTCCTAGATGCGAATATATTTGTAACACAGCCTAAAATTAAAGATATTGTTTTGTTTGGCGAAGATGAATTTTTAATTGCCGTTCAAATGTTAGTAAGTATGGAACAGTTTGCAGAACAAGTCAAACGGGGCAATTCTGAATTAAATATAATATCAGATTTTCAACTTCTATTGATAATGGTGACAGAAGATCCTACAATTAAAAAGATGGTTTTAGATTTATTTTCTTTAATTTTTCCAGATTATAAAGTTGAGTTTACAGATAACACAATAGATTTTTCTATCGTAGAAGAAGAACAAAAATTTATAGTTGGACGTATTCATCCTTTTAATTTTGAAAATCTTCAAAATACTTTGAATGACGCATTTATTCCGCAAGGAGATAATGATAGAGAGCCAGATTATAATCCTGCAAATGATATGGCTTCTAAAATTGCGGAAAAGATTAAAAAGGGTCGAGAAAAAATTCATGCACAAAGAGCTGCAGAAGAAGGAGATCATTCTTTATTTGCAGATTACTGTTCCACTTTGTCTATTGGATTGCATGAAGATGTAAATATATTTTTCAATTATACGCCATTTCAGTTATATGATGCATATAGAAGATTTTTTAGTAAAGAACAATCTGATTTTTATATGCGGGTTTCCTCAATGCCTATGATGGATACTTCAAAAATGGAGACTCCACCTGAGTGAAACCGAAACTTATATTAATATTTCTCGCTGTGCCTTGACAGCGTTAAATATATAAAGAGATATTGCGGGGAGCGCGAACCCTAATATATCAAAAAAGAAAAGACTGTATACAATTTTTTCTATTCGTTTTAAGACAAAGGAGGTCCGCTTATGCGCATGGGTGTACGCGAGATCTGCGACGTTGTCTTTCGTCCTTTAACTGCTGTAGATATCGGAAATCAGCACTTTGATGCTGGTCAGCCTGTTCTTTATCTTGATACAGCTAAGACCAGTACTCTTGAGGGTGCTGCTACTACAGTTTATGCACAGGGCGGAAAAGGTAATCCTCGTCTAATTGGTTGGGACGGCGAGAAGACCTTAACATTCACCGTCGAAGATGCTCTAATTTCTGCGGTTAGCTTCTCTATGTTATCTGGTGCTGGTATCGTCAAGGGCCGCAAGGCTGAGGGTGATACTCCTGCTACTAAGATTTATGCTCATCAAACTTATGATCTAGTTGTTGAAACTAAAAATGGTGGTCTTTATGCACAACTTCCTACAGATGTACGTAATGGCGCTACTCTAGTTGTTTCTCGTGAAGCTCCTGTTTATGCCACTGTTTTAGATAGTGCTGGTGCTCCTCGTACTTTCCTTTCTGCTGTTACTATGAAGGAGATTTTTACTGGCAATGATGCTTCAACTGTAGCAGAATATGACCCTGCTGCTCCTGGTGAAGTCAAGCTTGAAGCTGAAGATGTAGTTTGGTTTAAACTTAGCTCTAGTGAGCGTCCATATACTGAGGGCACTGTGCCTCCTGGGGTAAAAGCTGGTAATACTGTCCGTATTGACTGCTATACAGTTCATACCGAAGGTGCTCAAGAAATTCAGATTGACGCTGAAAACTTCGCTGGTTATTATTATATTGAAGCTGATACCCTCTTCCGTGACGAGGCTACTGGTCAAGACTTACCCGCTCAGTTTATTATTCCTCGTGGTAAGATTCAGTCTAACTTCACTTTTACAATGGCTAACTCCGGCGATCCTTCAACCTTTACCTTTACAATTGACGCTTTCCCAGCTTATACTAAGTTTAATAAGCGTAAGAAAGTAATGGCTGCTCTCCAGATTATTGATCCTACTGTTGCAGGACATAATTATGAGGATAAGAGCATTATTGGCCATAAAGAGCGTAATGCTGGCGTAGATATTTACGGTGAAGGTAATGAATATACCGAAGGCGGTAGCGATCAAGCTAAGCGTAATCGTATTTATGATACTAGCATTTTTGAGGAAGTTGGAACTTCTAATAACCAGCAGCAAGATGGTGGCACTGGTGACGGTGGTACTGGTGAAGGTGGATCTGGCACTACAACTGACACTTACGTTGACGCACCTGCCGAGTTTAATGCAGATACAATTTATTACGTCAAGGATGGCGATAATTACGTCGCAGCAGATCCTCAGCCTACCGCTGATAACTTTAGTGAAGGAACTTATTTCATTAAAGGTTAATTTGCTTAATACAGGAGACCCTTATAGTCTCCAATTTAGGGGTACTCTACGGAGTACCCCTCTTTTTTATTAGAGATTTTAGGGGGTGAAAATTTGGTTCTTTATAATTATTTGCATTTATGATATGCTAACTTTGATCCTGAAGGAACTTTTATTGATACAATAAACAGTACAAAAGAGCAAATAAAAAATAATGCAATAAGTCGAATGAGGGATAAAGGTCAAACATCTGGGGCAATAGAGAAAGAATTTGAAAAATGATATCAGATTAAATCTCAAACAGATTTAGATGGACAAATTAATATTCCTCAAAATATGCATTCTCTTTTGGGTGAGTTAGATGCTGTTGCAAAAAGTTTTAAAAGTAATCTTAATGAAGCTAAAACTTTAACAGCTAAACGTAAAGTTGTAAATGATGCTATAGTATTGATTGATAAAATATTAGGCCAAGGTGCTAATAGAGGTTATACAACAGAAGCTGCTTTAAGACAAATAGAAACAAACAGAGAGCAATTAGAAAAAGCACTAGATCATTTTTATAAATGAGCTGATTATAATAATGAAGGAAAAAATTTAATAGAAGAAGCAATAAAAACAATGGAAACTGGAACTGCGGGGTATACTTTTGAATTAGCTGATCAATTAGGGTTTTTAACAGCTAACCAAAAAGGATTAAAAGATGTTCATGATCTATATATTAATATTGGAGGCAGTACAGATTTTAAAACCGTAAAAGAAGATCCTGAGTTTGAAAGAGAATTAGAACTTTTAGCTGATGCTATAAGTGAAAATAATGGGCAATTAGCTCAAGGTGACCAAGTATTATTTTATCATGCAAACGATGGTCAAGGGCATATGGATATGACTACCAAGTATGCCGTATTTCAAGATAAAAATTATACTAATATTAGTAGAGTAAGTGTTATGCAAAAGAGTTGAGAGCAATTAGGAGTAATACCTTTATATGGAGCCAATAATTTAGTAAATCTAGCAGCTGGTATGGGTAATGCAAATTTAAACAAGAAAACTACAGGTTATGCAAGACAAGTTCTTCAAAAACATAACGTAAGTGCAACGGGAATGGGCTTTACAAGTACCGCGCCAACAGATTCTATTATATCTCAAACTGAGTTAGATCTTGCTTGAAGGACTGTAAGAGAAACAGTACGTTTAAAAGCTGTTGCAGATGCTTTGGCAAGTGATTTAAACACTAATTTTATTAATCAACCTAATTATTATGTCATTAGAAGTAGAGTTAGTGGAGAGGTTCATATTATAGGAGCTTCTACTATATTAGATAGAATTAGTACGGACTTAGAACAAGGACTTAAAAGTTCCATGGGTATTGGATTTGATTATTCTCATGAATCTTGACAAAATCGCACTAGAGAAAAATTTTGAATGTGAAATATTGGTTTCTTTAATCCAGGAAAAAATCCTGAAGCTCGTTTAACTCGTTCTAATTCAGCTTATTTTCCTATTTTAAATAAAATTCTTACACAAGAAGTACGAATTAGTTTGAATTTTAGTAATTATTTTACTAATTATTAAAATATATAGTCTTGACAAAAATTGAAAATTATGCTATACTATAATAGTAAAAATATATGAGATAAAAGGAGTTGATTATGCTTAATATTGAACAAATTAAGAATTGTCCATTAACTTCTCAAGAAATCTATGATATGATTAATAGTTGTCTTGAAGAAGCTGAGGATAATGGTTTTCTAAATCGCTTTGTATTTGAACGTGCATTAGTTTGCCATGAAGTTCTTTTACTAATTGAAGATTTAGATGAATTAGATGGATCTATGGTTGCAGAGAACCCTCTTAAAGCATTTAATCATTTTATTGAAGTTGGTTATATCGATCAATTAATTGAACATTTTGGGGATATAATTGAATATATTGGTGAAATTGCTACGCCATATTATGACGATTATGAGAAGTATCTACTTTCTGTAGGTGGAGTTTTAAATAAAGCTGAAATTTTCAGCTCAGAAGTTTTACAGAATATGGCAGGACAATTTAATGATTTAACTAAGAGTGGCGATATCCAAGAGACCCTCAAAATTGCAGATGAATGAGGTATGAATCGTAAGCCTGCACAAGTTGAAAATCCAGTCCCCGCAACTGAAATCTTAGATGGTTTATTCAAAGAATAATATTAGAGCCTTATGACAGAGAGTTCATAAGGCTCTTTTTTTATTAGAAAAATAGTATTTTTTTCATTTAATAGTAGATATTATTGCGGAGAAATTCCGCTTAGAGATATAAGGACATTCCGAGAGGAAGGTGAAATACTTTGAAATATTCCAATACTATTGAATATAATATTAAAACTAGTTTAGATTCTAAAGGTTTAACTCAGTTAAGATCTGAGTTACAAAGTTTAGAATTAAAACTACAAAATATGGGTAATAAAGGTTTATTAGATGAAAAAACTTTTGTAGATGCCCGCAATCAAATTCAAGGTTTAGGACAGGCTTTAAGTGATGCCTTTAATCCTTCTCTTGGAATGTTAGATTTATCCAAGTTAAACCAAGAACTTAAAAATAATGATGTAACAGCCCAAGGATTAAAAACTGCTTTTACTTCTCTTGGAGCAGAAGGTCAAGTTGCTTTTAATAATTTAGTTGGTGAATTAGGTAAACTTGATACTGGTATTTTAAGAACAAATTCCCAAATAGATAAGTTATTTACTACTTTTAGCAATACTTTTCGTTGGGGACTAGTATCTAGTTTCTTTAGTCAATTTATGAATGCAATTCATAGTTCTGTAGATTATGTAAAAGAACTTGATGATTCACTAACTCAGATTATGCTTGTTACAGATTATAATCGTGATTCAATGAATGAATTTGCAAGATCTGCTAACGAAGCAGCTAAAGCTGTTAGTATGACAACTACAGGTATGACTAATGCTTCATTAATTTTTGCTCAGCAAGGTTATGATCTTGGGCAATCTCAAGAATTAGCTACATTATCTGCTAAAGTGGCTAATGCTTCTCAGCAAGATACTGCTACTACTTCAGATCAGATTACAGCATATATGAATGCTTATGGTCTTGAAAATAGTATTGGTGAACTTACACAAGCAATGGATAACTGAGCATTAATTGCAAATATTTCTGCAGCAGATGTAGGTGAACTTGCACAAGCATCACAGCGAGCAGCTTCAATGGCAAACGCTGTAGGTGTTAGTGGTGAGCAACTTGCATCACAGATTGCTACGATTGAGTCAGTAACACGAGAAGCCCCAGAACAAATTGGTAATGGTCTTAAAACTCTTTATGCTCGTTTCTCAGATATTGCTTCTGGAAAAGAAGATGAAGATGGTTTCACTCTTGGTAAAGTTACTTCAGAGTTAAATAAGATTGGTGTTCAAGTTCTTGATGAAATGGGTCAAATTCGTGATGTTGGCGATATCATGGAAGACCTTATGGTTATTTGAGATGATCTTGACCAGACAAGCAAAGTAGCCGCATCTCAGGCTTTAGCTGGTAAATATCAAGTTAATCGTTTTATGGCTTTAATGGATAATTCTGATATGTATGAAGAGTATAAAGGTGCAACTGGAGCTAATGCGGCTGGTACTCTTGATATAATGAGTGAAGAATATGCTCAGTCTATTGAAGGACGAAGTGCTAAATTACAAGCTTCTTTAGAAGGATTATTTAGTACAATATTTAATACTGATGATATTTATCCTTGAATGGATGCCGCACAAGGAGCTATAGATTTATTACAACAATTTTTTGATGCTCTTGGTGGAGGACAAACTGTTCTTTTAGGTATTGGTAGTTTATTAATGCAAATATTTAGTAAAAATATGGCACAAGAAATTAATAATGTCGCAACTAATAGAGCAGTTCAACAACAAAAACTTGAAAATTTACAAAATTCTCAAGCTACGTTAACAACTTTGGGTGCGGCTAATCCTAATCCAAATGATGCTAATTCACAGAATATTTTAAATTTTGCTCAATATATGCAAGCCAATGCTAAGAATTTTAATGCAGAACAAATGGATCAAGCTAATTCTATTTTACAAGAGTTAGTTCAAAATAGTAATGCGGCTACAATGGCCGCAGATAAATTAAAAGAAAGCTTATCTGTTATTGGAATTGGTATTACAGCAACAACAGGTGAAAGTATTTTAGCTCCTTTCTTAGATAGTGAAGGAGCAGTAAATGCAACTTTATTATCAGAAGCACTTCAAAATATGTCTCAAAGTGAAGTTGCTGAAATGTTTTCTCATATACAAGAAGATATTAAACCGGCAAGAGAAGGCTTATTAGAATTTAATAAAGCTTTGCAAAATTATCAGCAAGAATTAAGAAATGCAAATAGCACCGATGATAGTTGAAGTCAAAGTCTTGCAAAATTACAAGCGGCACTAGATAATTTAGATGGTAAAATAGATCCTAGTACATATGAACGTTATGAACAAGCAGTTAAAGATATTGTAGAAGTAACTGAAAATGCAGGGGATCAAACAGCAGAAACTACTGCTGAAGTGGCTAAACTTGCAGATGGATTAGAAAAAGTTGCAGCAAAAGATTTAACTAATTTAAATCAATTAAATAATGATGCTTTTCAAGCTAAAAATACTCAAATGGCAGCAAAAGATTCCAATAAAGTTGCTGGAGCATTTCAAGAAGGTATGGGATCTCAAGCTCATATTCAAGAAATTTTAGATACCTTTAATGCAGTTCAACAATTAACTTTTGCTTGACAAGCATTTCAAAATCTTGGTAGTCTTTGAGCTAATGAAGATTTATCCACTGGAGAAAAAGTTCTTCAGACTATAATGAATCTTACAATGGCTATGCCGCAATTAATTGACGCTATAGACACTTTAAAAAGTGGAGGCTTAGCACAATCATTTCAAGAACTAAATGATGCTTTATCTAATATTCAAGCAGGAAATATAGATTTTTCTTCTGATGGAAGAATGGTAGAAATTAACGAAGAATTAAATTCTTTATTAGAAAAAAGAACTACTATTAATGATAAGATTAGTAAAGCACAGCAAGAAATTTATAATAGCACTAAAAAAGTAGCACAAGCTGAAAGTGAAAGCGGAAAAAATGCTATGACAGGGGCTCAACTAGCATTTAAAAAACTTTTAGCAAAAAAGACGGAAAAGGAACAAAATGAACTTATTTCCATATTAGAAAAAGAACAAATAGCCAATGAAGCAGCTATTACAACAGCAGAAACTACAAGAAGTGCTATTGGAAAAATAATAACTGCTGAGCTAGTTAAACAAGTTGCTTTACAGGCGGCTTTAACTTTTGGTATTCCTTTATTATTAGCTGGTTTAGGCGCTGCGGTTGGATATTATCAACAGCAACGAGAGGAAGCAGAAAAACTAAAGCAAGAACGTTTAGAAGCTTCAAATCAACAAACCGATGAGTTAAAGAAAAATGCAGCAAACATACAAGAGCTTTATAATAATTATAAAGAAACAGGAGAAGCGGCTGATGGTTTAAGAGAAGCTCTTGAACAACAAGCTGAAGCTTTAGGTATAGTAGTAACGGCTGCAGATGATTATGATAGTTTAAAACAAAAAATAGATGAAGCAACAGCTTCTCAATTAGCATATAATGCAGCTTTAAGAGGAGAAGATTCTTCTATCTCAAAAACAACTGCTACCGATGCTGGATTAACTTTTGAAGATAAAAAGGCACTAGGAATTGATACGACTTCAGCTTCTTATGTTAGCACGGCTACTGGTCAAATGCAATATCAAGCAGATGGAAGTGTTTCTGCAGATATAGCAAAAACAGTTGAAAAATCAAAAGAATTAATAGATCTTGAGCAGCAAAGTATTGCAAATCGTAATGCAGAATTGGCTATTTTAGATCGTGGTAATCCAAAAGAAGAAGAAAAATATCAGTTATTAAAACAGCAAAATACAGAAAGTCAAGATCGAATAGATCGTCTTACTAATTATGTTGAAGGAAATAAAGATTATTTAGATAATCAATATGCACAAGCTGAAAATAATGTATTATCAGTAGCTTTAAATACAGATCGTTTTAAGGGACAAGAAAATGCTGCTGGTAATTTTGAAATAACTTCTTATGAGCAAGCTCTTCAATATGTAAAAAATATTACAGATGAATTAGAAATTACAGAACAACAACAGCAAGAATTAGCTGCAACTGCTTTAGAATATGCTGGTAATCTTGAAGGCGCCGCGCAAGCTCAATTAGAGATAGCTCAAAATCAAATTGAACAAAATCCTTATGTTTATTCTGGAGTCCATGCAGGCGAATCCGGAATGAATAAAATCAATGAATTGGGTGAAAAATTTGATTTATCTAATCAAGCAAAAGCAAAAATATCAGATTTAATAGATTGGTCTGATACAAATGAGCTAGATGCAAGAATCGCAGATTTAGCTGAAGAAATTGAAGAAGGTTTAAGTCAAGGAATGTCTCTTGATGATATTCTTTCTAAAATGCAAGAAAATCAAGCGATCGAACTTACAGATGATGAAATTCTTAAGCAAGAACGTGATGATTATGGGTATAATGGAGAAGATTGAGACCGAGATGCAGAAGGAGTTAAAGATTATGCTGATTCTCTTCAAGAATTGGCAGAAATTTCTGATGAAGTTGCAGATTCATTAAAAGATAATAGAAAAGCTGCTATTAGTATCGCCGATGCAAATGCTCGATTAACAAAAGGAGTAAAATCTTTACAAGAAAATTGAGAAGATTGAAATGAAATTTTACAAGATAGTTCAAAAGAAGGAACCCAAGAGTACGCTGAAGCTTTAGAAGGAACTGAAGCAGCATTAAGTAATATTTTTGACTATGATATTAGCGATACTTTTGCAAATTCTACAGCATTTATTAAAGAACATTTAGACGATATTCAAGCGGCTGCAGATGGTGATGTTGAAGCAATTGATAGATTAAGAGTTGCTGCGGCGACTCAGATTGCTATAGATGCAGGAGTAGATTTCAGTAATTTAACTGCAGATCAACAACGTATTTGAGATGAAGTTATTAATTATCCTTATGATGATATAGAAATAGGTGCTGCTTTAGATACCACAGCAGTTTGACCAGTTTTGCAACAAATGCAAGATCAACTTGGGTTAACAACTCAAGAAATGCAGAAAATTTTAGATTCATTAGGATTTGAGCCAAAAATTGACTATTTAGAGGTTCCAGCTGATGCTATTCAAAAAGATGAAGTTACAGATACTGGTACTTATACAGATGATAAAGGTCAAACTTATACCTTTGAATTAAGTTCTGTATTAAATGGAGATACAAATACTTCTGTAAAGATTCCAATAATTAGTGGTTCAAGAACAACTTATCAAGGTGGAGGAAGTGTTGCTCCGCCAAACATTTCTAGTAAAGGTGGTTCTTGTTTTGTGGCTGGTACTTTAATTACCACTTTAACTGGCTTCTCTCCGATAGAACAAATCAAACAAGGGGATATAGTTCTTTCTTATAATGAATCACTTCATCAACTTGAATATAGTACGGTAGTTCAGACTATGATCCATGATGTTATAGAACCTATTTATACTCTATATATTAAAAATGAACAATTAAGAGTTACTAGTATTCACCGCTTCTTAATTTCTCGTGATATTTTCCATTCAGCTCCACAATGAGTACCTGCGACAGACCTCCAAATTGGTGATTGGATGTTCTTCGCAGATGGCACGTGACATTTAATTTATAACATTGAAGTTAATGTTGAACATCAAATTGTCTATAATTTTGAAGTAGCTGGAAATCACAATTACTACGTTGGCCGCAACCAAATTCTTGCTCACAATAAGGGTGGAGGAAAATCCTGCTTTGTAGCTGGCACTTTAATCTCTACTTCTTTTGGATATAAGCCTATTGAATTAATTAAACCTAATGATCTTGTACTTTCTTATAATGAATCATTATATCAAAATGAATATAGTAAAGCTGTTCAGACCATGATTCATGATACTATAGAACCAATTTATACCTTATATATTAAGAATGAACAATTAAAAGTTACTGGTATCCACAGATTCTTAGTTTCTAAAGATATTAGTTTTGAACCACAATGAATTGCCGCACAAGATTTACAAATTGGTGATTGAGTATTATTAGCTGATAGTACTTGACATTTAATTTGAAAGATTGAAGTTAATCTTGAACATCAAATTGTTTATAATTTTGAGGTGGCGGGAAATCATAATTACTACGTTGGCCGCAATCAAATTCTTGCTCACAATAAAGGCGGAAGTGGCAAAAAAGGTGGCGGTAGTGGTAGTGGTCAAAAACCTAAAACTGCTAAGAAAAAAGAAGCAGAAAAAGCTGAAAAGAAATATTATGAAGAAGTAGATAAGCAATTAGAACAAACAGAAAAAACACTTAAATCTTTAGAAAAAGTTACAGATAAATTAACAGGTACGCAAGCTAGAGCTAAACAAAATGAACAATTAAAATTACTTCAAAAAGAAAAAGATCTTCAAGAAAAGAAATTAAAAATTCTCCAAGAGCAAGAAAAAGTTGATGTATCAACCGCAATTAAAAAAGCTGATAAAGATTTTGAAGATTTACTTAAAAAACAAGGTGTTAATTTTAATCTTTTAGACTTTACATTTGATGAAGAAGGCTTTATTGATAATCTTGATTCTGTTAGAGAATCTATAGCAAATGGTATAAATAAATTAAATGACCAATATAATGCTATAATTGGCGATGATGGAGAAGTCACTGACGAAGAGCAAGAACGATTAAAAGCCCTTGACGAAGAAATTCAAAAACTTGAAAAATTAGGTAAAGAAGTAGAAAAAAATGGTACTCGTTATAATGAAATTGTTATAGAAGAACAAGAAATTCAAGATGAAATGCAAGAAATTCAAGACCAAATGCAAGATATTGCAATTGACGCCTATAAAGCTTCTCAAGAAGCAATCGATAACTTAAAAGATTTAAGAAAAGAATGGGCTAAATTTAGTGCAGGTCTTTATGATTCTTCTAAAGGGGAATCTTTCTTATCTTTGGATAATCCAATTCGTCAATTAAAAGAAATAGAAAATGAAATAAGTTCTATCTATACAGTTTCTGGGACTGAAGCTAGAAAATATTATGATGATGTTATCGCTCAGCAACAAAAATATTTAGAGAATGCAAAAACTGCGGATGAGCAGCAAGCTTATAAAGATGCTATCGAATATTATGAAAAATTAAGAGATAGCATTGATGATGGTGCAATTCTTAATAATGGTTTAATGCAAGTTGCCTTAAATGATCTTACTAGACTTCAAGAAATTTGAAATAATTGAAATGATGAAGGCGGCAATGGTTTCTTTGGAGACGATAAAGCTGCACTTGAAAAAGCTCTTGAAGATGCTCAAAAACGTGTAATGGAATTTGCTCAAGATTTTGAAGAACTGATTGAAGATTTAAAAGATGCAACATTAGATATTGTAGATCATACTATGGAGCAATGAGATCGGCAACTTGATAGATATGACAGAGTTATTGATCAATTAGATAGATATTCTGATACTTATTCATTAATTTATGGTGACGCTTCATATGATATGCAAGAAGCGGTTTTAAGTCAACAAGCTCAAACATTAAAGAGTGAGTTAGATGCAGCTCAAGAAGCTTATCTAGCAGCTAATACTTATTATCTAGAAGCTTATGAGAAATTCGTTGATAAGAGCACAGGCTTAGCCAAAGAAGGCTATGAAGACTATATGTACGAACTTGAAGAAGCTATGAATGATGCTGAGGATAAAGTTCGAGATATAGCTGCGGATGCCGCAGAAAAATTCTCAGAAGCTTTTGAAGCCGCAGTTATGGCTAGCACACAATATATTCTTCGTAACACAATAGGCGAAAATGATTTTGAACATTCTGATCGTAATTGAGAATGAGACAAAGAATATATTGACAAGTATAAAGATGGCGTTGAAAAAGCATATGAAATGGACAAGCTCCGCAATAGATATATTGATATGCTTAATAATGCACAAGGTGCTTCTTTACAAACTCAAAATAAAATTCGTGCACAAATGCAAGAACAACTTGATCTCTTGGATGGACAAAAGACTGTTTCTGAATATGATGTTAAGCTTGCAAATGCTAAATTAGAAATTCTTCAAAAACAAATTGCTCTTGAAGATGCTCAACGTAATAAGAATAAGATGCAATTACGTAGAGATACACAAGGTAATTATAGATACGTCTATACAGCTGATAAAGATAATGTTGATCAAGCTCAACAAGAATTACTTGATTCTGAATATGATGCTTATGAAATGAGTAAGCAACAACAGATGAATAATTATGATGACATGATTAATGCTTATAAACGTTATCTAAGTCAACGAGAAGAAATTTTAACAAATAATAATTTATCTGAGGCTCAAAAGATGGAGCAGATTAAAGAACTTTGAGATAGATTCCAAAAATATGTTAATGCTGCACAAGAAGATTTTGGTGATGCAACCGCAGGTACCGTAGATATTCTTCAATGATTAGTTGTAAATGGTACTGATTATACAGCAACAGCTGCTACAGATATGTTAAATCAGCTATTAGATGCAGAAGGCAATGTAGCTGAACAATCTGGTGTTATTTGGATGGATTTAGCTAATAATATGGCGAATGAAGTTATTCCAAGTATTGCAGATGCTGTTACTACAGCTGATGATGTTATTGAACAAAAATTAGTTCAAACTGGAATTGCACTTGTTGGAGAAGATGGTACTGGTGGAGTATTTGGTGAAGTTTCTAATGGAGCCAATGATTTCGGTGATCAATGTGAAATGGCTGCAAACCAAACAGCAATTTTAGCTGAGCAATCAAATAAATTAAAAGAAGCTTTATTAGGTGACTCTGATGCTTTTGTAGAAACTCAAGGAAAATTAGCCTCTTATCAAAAACAGTTAGAGGATGTAGCAGAAGCTTCTTCTAATACGGCTAGAGCTTTGAGAGATACACAAAATGCTTTAGACAAAGCAAATGCTGAAAAACTTAATTATAAAACTCAGATTGATAGATTACTTTCTGGTCAAGATATTATTGTTAATCATAAAATTGTTGATGCTGAAGAATACAGAAGACAACAAGAAGAAGAAAAAAGAAAACAGCAACAACGAAGTAGCGGTGGCGGCGGTGGCAGAAACGCTCTAGCAGATGCAAGAGCCATTTGATACCACGGTGCATGAGGTAATGGAGGAAACTGGTATACTCCATATTCTCGACAATTCGGAACAGCTGCGGCAAATAAAGTTCTTTGATATTTCAATCATGGTTATGGATATAATTTTGATTTTGATACCGGTGGTTATACTGGCGAATGGAATCAAGGAGAAGGTGTAAGTAGTCATAAGAATGGTAAATTAGCTTTCTTACATCAAAAAGAACTTATTTTAAATGCACAAGACACAGAGAATATATTATCTGCTGTTTCTATGGTAAGAAGTCTTGCAAATTCAGCTCAAGCTTCTATGAACAATATTAATACTGCGGCCTCTGGCAATATTAATAGCATATATAATCCTGTTACAGAACAAAGAGTTGATATTCAAGCTTCATTCCCCAATGCGACAGATGCAGAAGATATACGTCAAGCTCTTATTGGTTTATCTGATAGAGCTTATCAGTATGCTCATCGTGTAATTTAGGGTGAAAATAAATAAATCTTATATATTACTTTTGATTTAAAAAAGAGTGAGATATAAGGAAATTCCTACGGGAGAGTTATATTTTAACTCTCCCGTTTTTTATTTAGAGAAAAGGAGCGCATGTATGGCGATAAATAGTTCTAGTTTACAAGAAACTATTCTTAAAGCAATTGACGCTGTTGTCACACAGCGCAATAATGAGTTAAAATTAGATAAAACAGTTACCGGCACCATTAAAAAGAATGTTGGAATGAGAGACGGAAAACCCATTTATCAAGTTCAATATAGTGGTGGTATATTTAATGCAATCGCTCAAAGTACAAATGATTCTTATCTACCAAATCAATCTGTTTATGTAATGGTGCCTGAAAATAATTTTTCAAAAGAAAAAATTATTATAGGACGTGCATCTAAAATTCAAACAGACCGTTCACGAAGTGTTGTGGCAGCCGCAGTTAATAAATATTCTATTATAGGTGCAAATTTATTAAAATCTACAAATGATAATAATATTTCTAATATACAATTTGGGTTAAGATCTTATCATCCATCTGCGTATGATAATCATGGGATTGATCATCGAGCTCAATTTTTATATCAAGCAAATTCTGATTCTAATTTAATAGACTTTAGTAATGATAGGCTGAATGTCTATAAAGAAGATACAACTGCTATTATGATTAAAGCAGATTTTTTAACTAACCTTTCAGCTGAACAAAAAATGCAATCTGGTGCACGATATGGATTAATCTTTAATTTTGCTTTTGATAACTTAAATAAAAGTTTTGGTGAAACCAATAGAGAAATTTTAGAAAATGCCGCGAAGATTGTAATTGGACAATATGAACAAGTTACATATTTAGATGATAAAACATCTGTGGCAGAAACTAAAAGTTCTTCTCTATTGGATATAATAGAAGATTTTGAAAATTCATTAGAATTAAATAATAGTATTAATTATTATACACAAGATAATACAGGTAAAATTGATCAAACTATTGAGTATATTCAATCAATATATAATAATTTTCAAAATACTAGTCCTGAATTAGATAAAGATATTATTGGAAATATTATTTCAGCTTATTTAAATTTATTAAATGATTTAAAAAAATATAAAACATTATTTAAAATAAATGAAGATTATCAACTTTGGTTAGCAGAAGTTGTAGGAGACGGTGATCAAAAATATGAACAGTTTGTCTTGACCTCTGATAATATGATTGGTAATCCTTTTAATTTTTCAGAATGAAATACTCAATATTCTGTCTTTAAAATTGATTTAGAAACTTTTAATCACTTAGAAAGTATTTTATTTTATAAAGAAGGCTTTATAGAAAACGTTGTCGAAGAGCAGCGTTGACCTATTGGTAGCAATGGCGGAGGGCCAGATATATTTGTAAAAAATTTACAGATATATGCTATGAATCCTTTAGATAATCAGTCTGGAGATTATGTTATTAAAGTAGAACCTTCTAATGGTCAAGATGCTATTATTTCTAATAGTAATCCTAATACACAATTTAGAGCCACTATTTTAAGAAAAATGTATGAAGATTTAAGTCGTAATGATAATATGCATTATCTTTGATTTAAAGAAGATTCTACTATTATTTCTAGTAATTCTGAAGGATACCATTATTTAGGTGGAGCAGGATGAAGAAAATTAGAACATAATGAATCTGGTTGACTTTTTTCTGTAAATGAAAATAAAAAGAGTGGTGTATCTATACAAGATAATAAAGCCTATAAAAATAATTATAAATGTGTTGCAATTTATGAGCCAAATGCTGATGATAAAACAATATTATCTTGCATATTTTCTATTTACAATGAAGATGCCGCAATTGATTTAAAACTAATTTCTGACATAGGAACTCAATTTAGTTTTGATGCGGGAGCTCCTCTTATTACTGTTTTAATTAATGAAAACAGAATGAAGAGCGAAGAGTTTAAAGAAGTAGGCTTTAATCCTGAAGCAGAAGGTAAAGATCGTTTATATAAATATGATTGAGCCATTGCAGATTCTGCAAACGAACAAGTTCTTTTCTTAGACGAAATTTTTAAAGAAGTTAAAATGCCAGAGGTAGAATCTGTTCAAGATGCTATCCTAATTAGTGCAAGAAAAGACTTATTGAAAAAAATTAAATCATATGTTGCTTATATGAAAACAGGAGAGACAGAATTAACTGTTGAAGAAGTAATTGAAGCATATAAGGCAACAAGAATTGTATATCCTGTTTCAATAGGAAGCTCAGGATTTACTGTATATTGTTATTTAAAGAAATATGAAAACGGCTTTTATTACGATGTAGGCTCCACATCTCTAAGTTTTGTAAATCAAGATTCAGAAATTTTTTCTGACTACAGAATTGTAATTGAAAATGGAGATCAAGTTTTCCAATATGACGAGTATGGAAAAAGTCCTTGCTCGGAAAGTAAAAAAGATCCTGTAGTAGTTCAGCCATTAAAGGCAAAACTATTTACGCCATCTGGACTTGAAGTAGAAAACTCAAATTATACAGTTGAATGAATTTTTCCAATAGAAGATTCCATGTTATTAACTAGTAATACTTTAAGTTTAAATCCTGCAACAAAAATAGTTGAACTTCATAAAGGATATGAATTAACTTTTAATATTGCTGATTTATATAACCCCGATGCATATAATAATCAAGTTACATGTCATATTGCTTTTAATGGAAAAGACTATTATAAAGACACTAATCTTTACATTGGTAAACAAGGTAATAATGGAACGAATGGCACAGATGTTGTTGTAAAAATTGATCCTGCGGGAACTGATCCTTCAGGAATATTAACCGAACAACCACTAACACTTTATGTTCAAAAAACAAATCTTTCCGCGAATGCAATGTGGAATATTGATAGTTCTAGACGATTAAATCCAACTGTTAATTTAATTGATGATATTTTAGGATTAAAATTAAACGTCTATCAAAAAGGAGTTTTATTAGGTCCTGATAGTTATAAAGCAGGGTATCCAAAATGAAATCTTGCAGGAAATCCTAGCGAAACATTGCAAAAAAATGGAAAGTTTTTTACAATTGGTGAACAATCTACACAATTACAATGAAATTATGATATCCAAAATGATAATCAGCATTATCGTTTACAGAATATTCGTGCGGAAGTTGTTTTAAGCGAAGATCAAACTTATTATGGCTTTTTCTCATTACCAATTATTGAATATGAAAATCTTGGTGGTTTAAATGTAGCAAGTTTATTATTAAAAAATAGAATTGCCATAGATAAAAAATATTATTTAAAAGAGATTATTTATAATCAAGATGGCCGCAATCCTGTTTATAATCATAATCAAGGATTAAAATTAATTAATTTACCACCAAATATTAATAGAATAGTTTTTAAAGCTAAAGGTGGATGAGATGCTCAAAAAAATACTTCTGGTAGTATTTCTAAAGTAATAGAAGATACTCCTGATTTTCTTCTTCTTTTGGAGAAAGATAATAATGAAGTTGTAGCACAACAAGAAATAGAAATAACCAATATAAATAAAGAAGCAATGGTTTACGTCATTCCAAATGATACTTATAATGGAAGTCAAACTAACAATAGAATAGAAGCTAGATTATATAATATTAATAATGATTTAGTAGCTACTGTTTATGCTCCTATCCATATGGCTTTAAATACTTTCGGATTAGCATCTCTTAATGCATGAGATGGTAATACTGTAAAAATAGATGAAGATAATGGATACGTCATGGCTCCGCAAGTAGGTGCTGGTGAAAAAGACTCTAATAATCGTTTCACTGGTGTTTTAATGGGTAAAACAGAAACATATACTGGTGGTGCAGATAATGAAAAAGAAGTAGGATTATTTGGATATACTCATGGTATTCAATCAATTTTCTTAGATTCTGAAACAGGAGACGCTACTTTTGGATTGCCAGATGGATATACTTTTAATGAAGAAAGTGGAACACCAGTTCCAACTTTAGAAGGAGATACCTACAATGAGGGTCGCATTGAATTGCGTCCTGGAGCTGTTAGTAAAATAGGTGGTTGGCGATTAGGTCGCCGCAGCATTTATTATACGATGACCCCAGATCCAAAAGAAGATAAATCTAAATACATAAATGGTATAAAAACTATAACTAATTTTGGATATAAGTATTCAGGAGAAATTGGCCCTAAATATGAAGGAGATATGGGAACTCCTGGTAAAAAAAATTATGCTGCTCATCATGAAAAAGATATTAAAACATCAGATGGAGGATTGTTACTTTCTGCAAATCCAGCTTATATCTCTATTAAAGGTAAAAAATTAGGCTATGATGATATTAATACTGGATTGAATAGTAATTTGTATATTGGAGATTCATTAGAAATGCAATTAGACCCTCAAACTCCAACTCTTTTTACTATTTTTAGACATAATGGTCCATCAAGAGCTTATCCTGGAAAACGTTTTTATTTAGCTGGTATCAACGATAAAGGAGAATTAATTGCCAATGGTACCGCGACAGATGATGGTTCTGGAACAGGTACTAAATCTGGTGTAAATACTTTAAAAGCATTTAAGGATAATTTAAATTCTGACGCTTCTTACGTAGGATCAATGTTTGAAGCTGGACATAACGCTGCAAGTACAAAAGTATTTCTTCAAATGTTTAGAGAGCGACCTACAGATGATGCAGATTCAAAAGGTGCTTCTACTCAAGTATATATAACAGGAGGTCAACAGACTACTTCTGGAGACTTTACGAGCAATTCAGTTTCAGGCGATGAATATGGTAGACCGATTAGTATTCATGGTCAAAGTCTTATTTTATATGCCAGAACAAGTGAAGATGATTCTAAACAATATATTACCGTAGGAGACGATCCTATAAGAGGCGAGTATATTAAAACATCTGATGGTAAATATGAGGCAATAATTAGAGATCCGGATACAAATGAAATAATGAATCCAGCAGATGAATATTATGTTATGAAAGGTTTTAATTATCCTGAGACAGACGCAAACATTAAAATTTCTACTAATGAAGCTCAAATTAATTTAGGTCCAAGTACTCAATTATATTTAAAGCGTAAGCAAGAAGATGCAGATAAAGGAGATGGCTCAAAAGAAAAAGTTGGACCTAGTATACTAAAAACAACAGGTGCCTTCAATTGAGAAATTGGAACTGAGGGTAGAAAAGCTAATTTAAATATAAACGCTGCGGAGTTAACTGAAAATTATACTGAAATCATTCAAAATGTTAATGGACCAACAGAAATTAATAATAGTAAATTATATCAAATTAATGGTAAAGATGATATTAAATTATTTAGAGGAACTACAGTTGATGCTGGAGATGATGATAATAAGAATACCATTTATTCTCAATTAACATTGACTAATAATGAAGCTACTTTTGGATTAAATGCAAAAAGTTTCATAACTTTAAAAGATGAAGCTGATGAAGAAAGCAAATGAGAAACAATCGGAAAACTTTCTTTAATTTCAACTAGAAATAGTGATAAAACCGGTGCCAATATATTTATTCATTCAAATCAAATAGGTTCTGGAACAGCTCATAATGAAGATACATTACCTCAAATTCAGTTATCAGCAGGAGCAATCAATTCTAGTATAGTTAATGATGAAACTATTTATAATGGAAATCAAGTATCTATTTATTTAAATAGTAGCAATAATAATTGATCAAATTCTGAACCAATAGGAAATGAAAAAAATAATTCTCAAATTGGGGGAAGCGAAAAAATAGATGGAGTTCCTTTTGAGATTCGAGTTCAAAATTATAATTATAATAATAAAGAAAAAAAATATAGCTCAGCTCAAAACAGAACTATTTCCATTAGAACAAATAAAATTTATGATCATCAAAATCATACAGCTACTCAATTATATACTTTTAGAGTAGGTATGTCTGCAAAAGTTGTAGGTGGTATTGAATTAACCGATGGTTATGCTGGTGTATCAGGAGGAAGTAATTTTAGTATTTGAGCGGCTAGAGGTATCCATACAGAATGACAAGCTGATTGAATTAATTTTGGTTTAACTAATTTTTCTGGTTTTAGAAGAGGACCTATTTATCATAATAACGATGGAGGATATTATTCTGTTGATGGTATAACAACATTAAAAGAAGCTATCGACAATTGTCTTAAAGCTGCGGGAGCAGCAAAAAGTGCAGCAGACGCTGCTCAGTCTACAGCAAATAGTGCTCTTAGTATTGCTACTAATCATAAACATACTTTTACAGTCTCTCATAGCACAAAAACTATGAAAACAATTAAAGATATTGATTATAAAACAAAAACTTTTTCAGCGGTAAAAGATGGCGATAATGTAACATTAAATTCTGTTGTAAGTAGTATTGGAAATGTTGTAGCATTAAGAGATTTTACTTTATCTGCAGATAATCAAGGATATTCTCAAGTCAAAATAAATGAAAAAGAAGAGTCTTTTGAGAAATTAGACCCCAATCCCGCTACTGGAACATATGAATGAACTTCGAGTGGTCCTAGTTGATCATCTTAACTGGTAAAAAATAAAAAGGAGATAAAAGGATATGAATTTACAAACACGTTTAGAGCTTCAAGGCTCATTACAAAATTGAGTTGATTCTACTATGAATCAATTTAATATTTCAGCAGCTCAAATGGAAGATGCTATGTCAAAAGTAATATTAAATCTCAAAGATAAAGTTTTGCAAGATTATCTTTTAGAACAACAACAAGCTTATCAAGAAGCCATGGCATCTTCTTCTATTCCAGAAGAACAGGAGGAAGATGTAGATGGCTAGAATTACTGATATTATATATCATAGAACAGAAGAACAAAATACTAATAATGATATTGAATATAATATTGGAACAACTTTTGATCAAGTTCACGTTGCGAAAGATAATAATTTTACATTAGCTGGAGTAGTAAACTATCTTAAAACTTTTTTCAATAAGCAAATGCATATGATTTATCAAGGAGCAGAGCCTCAAAACTTAAAAGTAATGGAATGGTATGCTGTTGGCGGAGATATTGAAACAGATGATGCTCCAACAGCTGCTGCAAATAATTAAAAGAAAGGAGGATAAAATATGGCTACCATATTAAGTACACTTTATCCTCCTCTCATTGATACTTTTATGCCAGCTTTTCCTAATACAGATAGTGCGGTGGCACATTTTACTGTGTCACCGTATAATTCTACTTATGATATTCAATATTTGCATGTAACATTAGTAAATCAAAAAACTAATAAGAACGCTTTTTCAACAGAAGCAAATATTGAAACACCAGAGGGAACGGCTTTAATCAATGGGATTTGAATTCTACCTTTTTCTGAGTCTCTTAATGGAGATATTAATCCTTATCTCGAAATGAACAGAGCAAATAATTATTTTACACTATATATTCCAAGAGCTCTACTAAAGGCTAATGAAGATGGGTCAAATACTTTTAATGTAAACAGCTATTATAAATTACAATTAAGATTTGACAAATATGTTTCAACTGATAATAGTTGATCTATTACTCAAGCTAATAGTAATTATATTTCTGAAAAGCGAGCTTATTTTTCAGAATGGTCTAGTGTTTGTTTATTAAAAGCTATTCCAGAAATTACTGTCCATTTTAATAATTTTACATATGAACCTACTGAAAATTATGGAGCTAGCTCTACTACTGCGGTCACTAATTTACCTTCTACAACTGTTGTTCCATCAAGAGTCCCGCAATATATGCCTGGTATTATTCCTTTTGCAGGAAATCTTACTTTTGCGGGGAATAATGATAATTCTATTAGTAAGAGTGCAAATTCAGAATATTATCAAAGAGATATTCGCACTACTTCTAATGATGAATATTTAATGTCTTATCGAATAATTGTTCAAGATCAATTAGGTAATCTTATTAAAGACAGTAAAATTCAATATCCATCTAAAGATGAAAAGACAAATACTTTTTATTGATTATGTGATATGACAGAGGTTGCTCCTGGCGCAGACTATAATGTAACTCTTAATTTTACAACAAATAATCAATATACTTTTTCTAAAACTTTTACTTTTACTTTAATGGAACCAACTGTTACTAATTTTGAGCCAAAGATTAGTTTTAATAAAATTCCTTTGAAAGCATATGGAATTGAAGAACAAGTTTTAGTTACTTCAGAAGATGGATGAGTAGACGTTACAGTTCAATGAAATGGTAGTTTTGATAATGGTTATTTATTTATTAAAAGAGCTACTTCGTTGACAAACTTTAAAGAATGAGAGTTATTAGATTGTTATTACAATGATGATAATACAAATTTAACTAGAACTATTACTGATAAAACTATTAGTAGTCTTGTTGGTTATAAATATGCTTGTCAATATTTAACTGTTAAAGGTTCTTGGTCTCAAACTGTAATAAGCCCTGAAATTGTTTATCCTGATTTTCATGATATTTTATTAAGTCGTGGAGATAAACAATTAGCAGTTAGATATAATCCACAAATTGCAAGTTTAACACCAGTAGTAAGTCGTGTAAAAATTGATACTTTAGGTGGCCGTTACCCTAAATTTGCGGAAAATGCTAAACTTCATTATAAGCAATTCCAATTATCCGGTTTAATAACTGCGGAAAGTGATTTCAACCGTACTTTCTTAAATGATTTAGACTATAACGATGATATGGATTTATATAATGATAAAATGAATGGACAATATCAAATTCGTAATGATACTGTCCAAGAGACAGAAATAATGTACGGAATAGACTCAGACGGGAATGTTATTCCTAAATATAATGGTACTTATAGTGCGGAAATTGAGTCTGCGGATACTGACACTGAAATTCTTTTAAGAGATACACAAAAGAATACCAGACATGATCTTTATCCTAAAGATAATTGATGGTGAGAAAGAAAATTCCGTGAAGAAGTTATGGAATGACTCAATGATGGAGAACCTAAATTATATCGCTCTATGACTGAAGGTAATTTAATTGTAATGTTAGATTCTATCAGCTTAACACCTAATGCACAATTGGGTCGCCGCATCTGGAATTTTTCTTGTACCGTTTATGAAGTTGGGGATGGTAATTCGCTAGAACAACTTGATGCTCTTGGAATTTATCCAGTAGTAAATAGTTATAGTATAAATTTAACATCTGATCAAGGAATAACCACAGAAAATACAAATACATTATTGGGTCAAACTTATAGAATAAAAGCAAGTCCTAATGGTACAAATTTAATTCATACCGGTGAGTATGGAGACGATTATGGATATGTTTCTATCATTAATAGTAATGGTGAATTAGATGATAAAGTAAAAGCTCTTTCTATTGGAGATCAGATAGGTAATCTTTATACAGGATTGTATCAGAATTTTGATTTTGATACTTCAACAATTCGATTAAAAGATGTTAAAATTCAATTTGAATCATTGCCGCAATGATATGATTTAGATTCTATGTCTCCTTCAAATCATGCTATTGGCGGGCTATATTTGACTATTCAAAGAAATGATGAATTAGTTGATATAGTAGTAGATGAAAATTATCGAATCGTTGAAGTAAAGAATAATGCTCCTTTATGAGTTCAAGAAGGAATGACTATTACAGATTTCTTGTCTGATTGAGAAACTAAATCAGGAAATACATATTATAAAATTGAAGATGAAGATCAGTATATATATACAACTATTTCTTCCGATGATTATGAGTCAGAAACTTTTAATTATTATAAATTTAAAGAACCTTATACTAAAGATGGAAGAAATTATATTAGCAAAGCTGAATTAAAAGGAAAAAGATTTATTTTAAAAGATTCTAATATACAAGATGCTTCTACTGATTATGCTACTTATACAGCAGTAAGTCCAACTACTTCTTTGCCAGAAACAGAAGAGGAATGAGGAACTTATTATGTTTTAGTTGATAAAATTGCAGAAGATGGATCAACAGAAAATTCTGAATATTATGATTATATACAGATTCCAAAGAAAGAATATAAACCTGATTCTAAACAGTATAAAAAAGTACAACTAAATGATAAAAATTATTTTATTGAAGTCTTTGATGAAGAAGAAAAAGATAAATATTTAAAGGGAAAAACTGACGCCGATTCTGAAGAATATAATGAATATTTTAATGAAAAGTATGTTGGCACAGATGAATATAAAAAGATTTCTTGAAATGATTCTTTGGAGTTTAATTTTTATCTAGCAGAAAAATTAGATGAAGTTATTTATCAAAGAATTAATAATCCTGCATCTACCGATTATGAAGAAAATAGAGAGCTTTTAAAAGAAAGCATAGATAGCTTAAATAACACTATCGAAGATCTATATCTTCAATTAGAAGAAACTTTAAAACAATTTGAGCCATCTGAAGAAGAAGACATTGACCCTAATTCTTTAACACCAGAACAGCAAGAAAAGTATGATCTTTATAAGAATATTGTTAAACAAATTGATGAAATTTGAGCAATATATATAGATTTTCAAAATATTAAATCATATTTTGACAAACCAGGTTGAGGACAAAAATTAGAAGATTGAATTAATGCATATAATATTATTAGCGAGGAAGAGAAAAAAGAATTAGTACATACTATAAAAGAGAATATTACAATACAGCGGGATGAAGATTATATTAAATATGTTTCTCTCTTTGAGCCTAAAATAACAGCTTATATATTATATAAATTACGCGAAGAGTCTTTAGATTATAGTGACGTTGGATATGACGAATCTATACATTTAATTGATATAGCTAATAAAATAGCTAATGAATTAATGCCTATAAAGGATTTACAGACAAAAGTTTATAATTATACGATTATCTATGATAATGAAAATAATATTTATTCTCTTAGAAAATGAAATCCTACTACAGAAGAGCTTAATGCAGAGATAGAACGAATTAATAGATGAATATCTTTAATAGAAACAGATATTGCTTCACTAGAGGAAATTATTAGAAATAAAGAATGAGAAGAAGATTCTGAATTATCAGATGAACAAAAATTTGAAATATTAAATGGATATGAAGAAAATTTAAAAAATGTAAAAGAAAAATTGGCAGAATATCAACGAGAATTAGCATGATGCAATAATAAATTACAAGAAATAACCGATAGCAATTCTACAGATAGTGGTTCTACAGATGATAGTTCTACAGATGATAGTTCTACAGATAGTGGTTCTACAGATAGTGGTTCTACAGATAGTGGGTCTACAGGTAGTGACTCTACAGATAATGATTCTATAGATAGTAGTAATACTACAAATATAATTGGTGAAGATGAAGTAAATAATATCAAAAATACTGCTAATTTATTTAAAGCTATTTTTGAAAAAATTGATGAAAGAAATTCACAAGAAGAAAATTGAAAGATATTGAATGAAAAACTATCTGAGGCAAATGAAAATAGTGTTTATCATTATGCACGAGCAGAAATTAAGGATATTTTAAAAGGTAATAAGCTTAATTCAAGTAATAATACAATAATAAAGTTTAATGCTAATACTTTATTATTAGAAAACTTACCAGAAGATCTTGACGATGACAATATTTATAATTATTTCAAATATACCGTAGAAGAAGAGCTTATAGACCAATTAGAAGAAGAGAATGATGATGAAGAAAAAGTCGTAACAAAGCTTCTCATTACTTATAAACCAATTACTAATGAAAAAGATATTAAAGAAGAGGATTATGATTTTATTTATATTTGAAATGATTATTTTAAATATCTTATAAGTCTTTCAACTTTAAAAAATATATTAGATGATAATAATCAATATGTTTATATAGGAGATGATTCTTCTATATCTTTTGAAGAAGAAAATCTTTTTAAGCAAATTACAGAAATTTCAACTGAAAATTTCTTCTTATATTCTGAAACCGAACCATCTAAATACATTATTTATAATACCGAAGATGAAACGAGATATTATAAAATTTTAGATGAGAACTTTTTATCAGTTGCCGATTGAAAAAATAATACTATTTACTATTATCTCATTGATACAGATGGTATTCCAAGCGAAGAAGACTATTGAGAAATAGGTACTGATATAGACGAAGGTTCAATATCAACTTTCTATGAAAAAATAAATAAAAAATATAAAGAAGAATCTTCAGAAGAAGAAGAAAAAGATATTAGCGAAATCACTTATCCGCATTATGTTGTAATAAATACAGAAAAGAAATATGAATATCCTGTTTACATTAGATTAAAAAGAAAAAATCCCAATATAGATGACGATTATACTAATTATGAATTTAAACCATTAACAGAAGTCCTAGACTATATAAATGAATTCATTTATGTTAATAGTTATAATTCTTATGTTTCTAAAGAAGATACTGATAAGATAAAAATAACGACAGTATTAGGACCTGGAAATCAATTAATTAGAGTTAATACTGATACTGGGGAAGATTTAAGTTTTACAAATCTTAAAGATACAGATTCTGGTATTATAAGTGCTCAAATAACTGATTTCATCGACAATCAAATTAAACGAAAAAATTATGGATTAGGATATAAACTACAATTAAAGTTAGCATCGCCGCATAATCCAGGTGCTATTCTAACTCGTACAATTTTTGTTAATGAAAGAGGATATTATCAAGTACCTTCTAATATGATTGTAAAAGAAATTAAGCTATTTGATGAAGCTGTTGCAACACTTGATTATATTCTAGAATATGATTTAACTTATAATGATGTAACTGAGCCAAATTCTTATGAGGTTAGTGAATCTATAGTTGGTCAAATTTCTGGTGAATGGGATCATAACACTTCTATTGCACCTATTATTTCTAAAAAATATTGAGCCTATGATCAAAATAATTCAACTATAAACCAACAGATGGTTGACTATTGGAAAGCTATCAGTTTTGATGGAACTCCTTATACAATTCTTGATATTCAGCCTACTGGTACTCAGAATTCAATGCGGTATATAGTTGGTCGTTCAGGTGTATTAAATCTCCAAACAGATTATCCTACTTTAAATATGTATATCGCAGGAAAGCGTATGATACAAGCACCTATTACACGTCAACCGTATTTAGATGAATGAGAGTATGTTATTGATGAATCTGTTTATACAGGTAAACAAGATTCTGAATCAGAGGATGGTTTCTACTGATGAGTTGTTTATAATAATCAAACTACAGAAGAAACAGATGTTATTGTAAAAGTTCATTTAGAAACACCAAAAACTTATGAAGAAACAATTCAAGTAGATGAAGATTCTTCTTTGACGGTAGATGTTTTAGAATTTGATGCTGAGGAAGCTAAGGTTGTAGCAGATACTTGGTATAGCTTAGAAGATACTCATTATGCGTCAACAGAAATTTTGGATCCAAAGCCAAATACTATTTATGGAATTGTTAATACTTTAGGTGTTATCGAGTATAAGATATATTATCTTGACCGAGGTTGATTTAACGTGACATTCCCAAATATTGCGGATAATGACTACTCCATTGCATATGCTCAAGTGCCTGTTTATGGAATGATAGATTATCGTGCTAATATTATAAAGAAACTATGGAGTTAATAAGGAGTTGATAACAAATGAGAAAAACTTACCCTTATCTTGAAGAATCTTATACTGCTCATTTAAAAGACAATCCTTATCTTGAAAATCCATATGTTTATAATGTAAACACAGAGCAAAGAAAAAGAAATTTTCTTTCTCAAATTGATAATTTTATTAATCAAAAACAATATATCAACATGACCTTATTAGATTGACAAGAGAGACCTCTCAAAGAAATTGATGGTGTTATTACTTCTGGTTCAATCACTAAAGATGGAAGCAGTTCTGTCCGCAGGACTGCTTCCCTTTCTTGCTCTTTAGATGGCGGCGTTTATGATGTTGATGATTTAAGAATGGATTTTGCCTTAAATAAAAAAATCTTTATAGAAATTGGTGTTAAAAATAAAACCAATAGATATGAAGATTGACCTATTTTGTGATTCCCGCAAGGAGTTTTCTATATTAATTCAATAAGCTTTAACTCAGCTACTTCTTCTGCAGTTAATCTAAGTTTACAGCTAAAAGATAAAATGTGCCTATTAAATGGGGACGTTGGCGGAAAATTACCTGCAACTGTTCCATTTGATACTATGACAACTCAATTAGCTGATGGTACAATTACTGAACAAAAAGTATTATATTATAATATTATTACTGAATTAGTCCATCATTGGGGAGAAGAAGATTTAAATAACATCATTATCCAAGATGTTCCTTTACGAATCCGCAAAGTAATGGCTTGAAATGGTGAAAATGCTGTTTACCTAAGTGAAAGTCAGGATACGGTTGTTGATAATTCTTATCAATTTTCAATAGAAGCTCAAGAAGGATATAACAAGTATGAACAAGGCGATGATATCGGATATGTTTATGCTGACTTTGTTCCTACATCTGAAATTACTGGGTCTGTTGGGGATTCAGTTTGTACTATTCTCGATACTATAAAAAACCAATTAGGTAATTATGAATACTTTTATGATGTATTTGGAATCTTTCACTTCAGAGAAATAAAAAATTATTTAAATATCACACAATCAAATATTCTTCTCCAAGAGATGGGAAATGCGGGAAGACACATTAATTTAGAAGAGGGCCAATTCCAATTAGATACCGGCTCTGAAATACAATATTTAGTAGAAACGACTAGTGAAAAAACAGTTTATTCTTTTACAGATGCTACTAATATTACTTCAATTACAGTAACTCCAAATTATGATAACATAAAAAATGATTTTATCATAAATGGAATTAGACAAAATACATCATCGGATGTACAATATCCTATTCGTTATAGATGTGTTATAGATGAAAAACCTGAAATTGAGTTTTATGTTAATGCAGATACCGCTAATCGTTATAGTCGTAAAATGACTTGAACAGAATTAGAAAATCCAAATGCTTCTTATGTAGGAGCCTATGGAGAATTTGATAATATTCTTTTTTATACTCACCCAGATTATTCTGATGGTCGAGTCGTATTAGAAACGAATCAACTAGGTAAATGAATTGAATATCAAGTCCCGCAAACTGATGCGGATGGAAACCAGATTACAGATGAAGATGGTAATATTCAATATATGTTTTATATTCCTGAAATAGGAAATATGGATCAGATATATCGTTCTGGCGAAACAGAATTTCAAATTTGAAATGGTTCAGAATACACTAAAGTTTACTTAAAAGATAACCCTAGTGATCGAGATGCGGAAGAAAAAGATCCTATAATTTATAGCTCTATGGTTGGTGGATTGGGGCCGTATTATCCAATAGATTGAAGAACTTTTATGTATCTTTATGGATTAGAAGCAAATGCCAATGGCACAGATCCAGGACCGTATTTTCAAGATTTATATAATTTTTGACCAAATGAATACAATCTCCGCAGGGATAAACAATGTTTCTTTGGAGAAGAAGCAGATGGTAGTATTCATTTTAAAACTTTAGCTCAGGGGAATTTTTTCTTTGATATTATTGATGCTAGTTCTTCTTCTCTTGGAGAATATAGCGTCCAAAATATTGGTCGTAGAATAGATAGTTACAATGAAGATGATGTTAATTGTTTATTTAGACCAGAAATTCCTAATGTAGTTTTCTTAAATAAGGATGATCCAAGTCAAAATTGATCTGAAAATACTACAATAACAGAACTTAGAAATGTTTCAAGTACAATAGAAATGCTTGAAGCTCAAAGACAAGAATGTATTTTAAATAATCAACCTTGAGTTCAAGTTCCTAATGACGTTTATGCTAATTTGATTACTGGTGGCTATTTAAATAGTGCGTATGAAGCTTTAAGATATGAATTGTTTGCACATACAAAATATCAAAAAGTTGTTTCAATTACAGCTTTGCCCGCATTTTATCTTGAACCTAATAGCAGAGTAGAAGTTTCAGAAAGAACAACTAATACTTATGGTGACTTTATGATTCAAAATATAAGTTTAACATTGGGGCCTGGAGCAAATATGTCTGTTAGCTTAAATGAAGTTTCTGAAAGATTATAAGGAGGTGTGTATATGGCTCGTACAACTAATTATGGATTGGGGCAATATCGTTTTAATAAAGAATATTCTTATATAGGAGAATTACAGAACTCCACTATAGAATATTATAGTAATGAGAGTTATGGTTCTACAAAATATCAAGATATTCTTGTTACACTTCCTGTTGCGGAAAATACTAGTACTCCATTAATTCAATATGGAAAAACTTATTATATAGAATTAACAGTACCTCAAAATCAAGAATATACAACAACAATTGATTTAAAATTATGTGCTGCAACAACTATTAATCAAAATAGTGCACCTGACCTCAATCGTTTTCAGAATATAAAAAGATTAATAGTTCCGCCAACTCCTAACCCAGATGATAAAATCCATAGTCCTGTCTTATTATTTGAGTCTCCTGAGACACAAAATATAAAAGATAATCCTGAGACGCCAGAAAAAGAAGAGGAAAAAGAGACAATTTTAGCCGCAGTTATTGAAGATTGTATTGAAGGTATGGGTTTATCTCCGTATCACGTTTATAAATATAAAAATCAATATTTTTATTGTTATAAGAATCTTAATTCTAGTGAGATATGAAATTCAATAAGTGGAGAAAATGGAGGAGAAAAATCTCCATATTTTATAAAAAATAAAAATGTTAGTACATTGATACAAACTTGAAAAGTTTCAGAAGGAAAAGAGTCTACTGTAACATATAAGTTTGCATTTTCACCTAAATATAATCTTGAAGGTGGTTATAAATATTTGTTAATTGAAACAAATCGAGAAAATGGTTGAAGTCAAACTATGCAATGAATTAATGATAATGGCGAAACTTATTATGGCACTACTTTAGATATAGCTAGTGTTAATTTTAAAATATACAGTGTTTCTAATCTTTTGGAAAGAAATGCACTTGGTCAATCACAAATTCAATCTAGTACAGGGCAACTTACTCACATTGGAATTTGGGGCCACCCAGAACAAGCATTTACTATTAATGGCGAAGAAATTAAAATTGGTCAAAGTGGCTTCTATGAGCTAAATGATTACATTATTAATAATATAGGTGTAATTGTTACAGATAAACAAGTTGATCGATTTACAATCGATTATGAATATAAAGTGGTTAATTAGACAAAGGGGGAAACGATTTATGAGTTTAGAAAGTTTCTACGGTGGAAAGCAGGGTGTTTCCCCCGTTATTAAAAATAGATTTAAATATATCAATGTTGATGATGAAGCTTACAAGGACCGTATTAATCAAGAAACAAGATTAACTTATGATGAATATTTATGTTTAAGAGATAATAAAATTGAACCTTATTGATCTACAAAATGAGAAGATTTATTAGAAAAAGATGAACAAGATAAAAATAAAACTAAACCTCCTTTAATAGAATGAACTACTACAAAATTAAAGCCATTTACTATGGACGAGTGTTTAAAAGACGTTAATTATACAGATGTTTGGTATGGAGAACTTTGTATAATTGATACAGATAGTAAATATAATCCTAATAATGGTAAACTTTATCGTCGTACTTTAAAACAAGTTGATAATAAAAATGCTAAAACTGAGGATACTGCTTATGCAGAATATATAGGGCAAATTGTTGGTCCTATGGGCGGCGTATCTAAATTTGTATTTGGTTCTGTAGATGATGCCCGTAAGATGGCAGTTGGCGAATCACCAACTTATCCAAGCGATGTTGGTGCTACACCTTTAAATATAGCAAATTGAGATTATTTTTATCAAGATGCCGAAGGAAAAATGTCTGCCACCCCTCCCACTGGAGAATTGGGTAATGGCACTGTAAAATATGATGATATTGCCGTTTTAACATCAAATAATATTGTCTCAAGCGAAGGAAGTTCAAATAATTTTAATATTAGAACTGTCCCTGGAGTTGATCTTGATGGAAATGGTGTTCCTATAAGAGAAGATCCTAATAAAGAAGATAGTTTAATATATAATGATAGAATTGAATATACTTGATGCAATGTTGTTAGAAAAGATGATGATAAAAATTTAGACGCATGAGTATATATGGGATTTGATATTCCTTATACTGTTTATGAATCTAAAGCGGTTAATATTCCCTATTGGTTAAATCTTGATAGCGTTGGATATTCAAAAGATACTCATAATCCAGAGCATCCTTTTTATCACAATTTACATTTTTATATTCCAAGAGGAACTAGAGGTATTGGTCCTGAAGAAATTATGGTGGTAGGAGAAGATTTTAATTCCTTACCCAAAAATACCAATCTTTATTCTTTGGGCGATATAATCTATAATTCTAAAATAGATAAATATAGTTTAAAACCAAATGTTCAATCTATAACACCACAAACAATTCAATGGGAAAAAGATGAAAATGGCAATGATATAGAAACTACTATAAATAGTACTTCATATTGAGTTGCTAAATGAACTCTTTATAATCCTAAACAGGTAAAAGGTAATGTTGGGCTCAGAGATGCTCCTGGAGAAGATTCTACTACATACGAAACAGTTTATGTTTATCTTGGTAATTATCGAGATATTCATAGTATTAATTTAGAAAAAGATGGTACTTTTTCTATCAATTATTCTGATGGAACTTCTAAAACTTATAATAAAATTATTACTTGAGTTACTGGCGTATCTCTTAATACTACAGATAAAGAAAATGCTAACTATGGTCAATTCCAAATAACTTTTAATAATAATAAAATACCTGAAATCAATGAGAATTTACATTTAATTAAAAATGTAAATTATGACGACTCTACAGGCAAAATAACTTTTACTTACAGTGAGCAACAAAATGATAATGCTGAAGGTATTGAAGTTTGAGATATATTAACTGGAAATATTGTTTATCCAAAACAAATTGACATAGATACAAATAAAGCTAGTAATAATTATGGTAAAGTAACTTATTATAACAATACTGATTTTAATAATGGTAACTTAAAGCAAAATGCTCAATCCAAAGATATTGCTACACTTCCTTTAATTAAAAGTAATAATTACAACCCTGATACTGGTATTATTACTTTTACTTATGCAGGAAATTCTAATGATATAACTGTTCCAACAGATAATGCAATAGAGTATATATCTGTAATGAAAATAGATCCAAACACAGGTGAACTTCAGTATAAATTTAATACAGATAAAGCAACTGATCCTTGAAGAAATCTTACTGACAATGAGAATAATAATTTTATACTTCGAGATATAGTAGATCTTAAGATTAGTGATGGCGTTGCTCCTGCTTCAGTTTATAATTTAGTCAATGGAACGCTAGATACAACAACGGCAAACCAAACTCCTTATTTTGGTCATTTATATGTCTTATATCGTGGTGATAATCATTATAAAGATTTAGGTCAAGTTAAAGTTAGACCTAATATTGGTAGCTTTTTAACGATCAAAAATACCAAGGATGACTCAACTGATTCTTTTGCTTCTGCCGCAGATGCAATGGATTTGTTAAATAACGATGGTTATATTAAAGATGATGTGACATATGCTTCTAATACTGGTGAAATTAAATTTGAAGGAGCAGATCAAACAGGTAGCTTTGTTATTTTCACTATAGGAGAAGAAAATAACTTAGAAACTCATTTAGCATATTATGATGCAATTTCTAATCCAAAACAATGGAAAGATGCGGGTACCGTTGGTGGTTCAGGTTCTGGAGGAGCCGCGAGTAATATTCAAAGTCCTAATCCTTTTTATAATCCAGCTCAATCAGATAGTGAAGAATATCTTAAATGAGATAATGAAGTTGAAATAACTTTCAAAGAAGTTTCTTCAACCAATGGTAGTAATCCATTAATTCTTGGTGACTATTCTATTTGACAGTAAAAGAGGATCAATATGATATTAGAACAATGAGTTGGTCCTTTTACAGAAGACCCAGAAAAAGTTACTTTTTCAAAAGAAAATGTAACTTATTTACAATTAGGGGTGGAGTATCCACACTCCATCCCTCTTTCTGAAATAGAATTAAAAGATGGTGATGAAGGAACTGAAAATACTAGTTGACCAATTAAAATTTCTATCAATAAAGGTGAAGGTCAATATTGAAGAGACTTTGTTATTACGGATAAAGACATACTAGAATTAAAATTAAAAGAGTCAAAAATAGAAGTTATTGTACACGGAAATGATGACCCTCGCAATAAATATTTAATTATTAATGCCGCATATGAGACTGCGAGCTAGAAAGGAGAAGTAGAATGGCTGATACAACACTTACCAATAAAGTTCGCAATCCTCGAGATTTAAATCAATGGATGAATATTTGGACAGCTACTGTTAAAGATGATATGTCTTATATAATTAGTCCATCTGAAAATTGAAATATCTCTGCGGACAACTTAGGTCAAATTCCTGCGGACAAACTAGGCCAAATTCCTGTTGATAAAATTTCTCCTGTAAACTTTCAAGATAATGTTGAAGGAACAGAAAAAAATTATACTACAACCAATGTTACTATCACAACTGAACCTACAAGTGATAACTTAGGATTAAGTGGCGGCGTTGCCCTTACTAAGACAGATGGTAGTATTAGTGAAAAACCATTTGATAATGAATCAGATTCATATTTAAATGGAAAAGGAGAATTTGTATCATTACCTAAATACTCTTTAATAGGTGCTAAAGATGATTCTAATGTTAAACTTGCTTTAAATAAAGATACTAACGCAGTTTCAAATATAATTATCAATGGTAGTGGAAAGATTACTACTACTTATAGTAATACTACAATTACACTTAATCTTGCTAAAAATAGTGTAGGGACAAATGAGATTGCAGATGAATCTGTTACTATAAATAAGATAGATTGAGATTCTGTAGATCCAAATGATTCTAATAACACTATGGCTAAAATTATCAAAGATACTATTGATATTAATTCTTCAGCTAATAGCGGTATAGTGCCCGCAACGGGTGGAAATACTGCCGCAGGTAAAATTTGAGCAGCTGATTCTACTGGTGAGCCAGGTTGAAATAATTTTTCCAATACTCAATGAAATAATGCAGAAGAAAATACATTAACTCCAAGTAAACTTAATACTAAATTATTAGGTGCTTGAATAAGTAAAGATTTTCCTATTCATGATGAAAGTAGAAGCAATTCTACGAATAATTATTTAAATGATTGAGACTGAGATCGTTTTGCAATTTGAATTGAAATTTAAGGAGGTAATATGGCGGCAGTTAGTTTTTCAGATTTAATTCATCCTGTTGATTCAATTTATCTCCATAGAGAAGGTTCTGCTCCTTACAATTTTAATGGGAGTGACAATGAAGGACCGGCCGCATGTTTTGGTGGAACTTGAGTTGATTTAGGACTTACAACAATTGGCTCTGTAACTTATAGAGTTTGATATAGACAAGGTTAAAGGAGGTTTAAAATGAATACGAACGCAAATACCTGAGTTAATATTTTAGATATTCTTTGGCCTGTTGGATCGTTATATTATGTTCTTCAAGGTTCAGATAATACTCCTGACACAGTTCTTGGTGGTACTTGAGTCCAACAGAATGTATCTATCCCTATCGGTACTCTCACTTTTAACGCTTGATATCGCACAGCATAAGGGTCAAATATCATTAAAAAAATTAAATAAAAACTATATATAAATGACAGAAAGGAGTAGGATGAGTGAATTAAATAATTTATTATCATCCTACCCTCTATCAGAATTATTAATATTGGTTGTGGGTATACTTGCCGCAGGAAAAGTTGTTTGATCTTTAGTGGAATATTGATTAGGAAAAATTGATATTCGTGTTGGCGAAAAATATAAACGCGAAGAACGTTGAAATAATCTTGATAAAAAGATAGATGAACTAACACATAATCTTGACAAACATATAGATAGTCTTGCGGAAAAAGTAGATGGACTTAAAGTTCAAAACGATCAAACTCATGAGCATCAAATACAATTAGATAAATCTTTAGCTCTTGTCCAAGAACGACTCCAAGAGACTTCAAGAAGTTATTTAATTGACGCTCACCATAAATTTTGTTATGAGTATGGACAGATTGATGATTTAAGTCTACAATCAATAGAAAGACGTTATTTATATTATAAAACTGCGGGCGGTGATACTTTCATTGATCATTTAATGGAAGAAATCAGAGAGTTACGCCGAGTTGGCTATTATGAAAAACCGTCGCTAGATAATGAATAGAGGGGAGGATATCAGGATGGCTAATGAGCTAAAGGCAACAGTAATTAATATGAAAACCCTTAGCCAAGATATTACAGACCCTGTAGTAGTTGGCGCCGGTGAAGGTGCGGGGCGTGCTTTGCGTATTATCTTTACGCAAGAAGCTGCCGCGCAATTCACAGAAAATACTAAAGTTTATCTCTCTTGGCATCACCAAGAGATGGATATTAAAGGTTACAACGTTTTTACAGAAATTAAAAATGAGGATGATGAGGATTGACCTCCTACTTGAGAAATCAAATATCCTAAGTCAATGTTATATGAAGGTAATGTTGTAGCTTGTATTCAAATCGTAGATAATGTTAGTATTTCTACATCAGTTAATTTTACAATTCATGTATTAATTGATCCAAATGATGGTTCTAAGTTTACAGCAACAGATGATTTTACTGAGTTCCAAAAAGCAGTTATTAGTTTAGCAACCGCGGAAACCGAAGCTCGAGAACAAATGGAAGAGCAGGCTGCTCAATTTGAAGAAATGCAAATTGAATTTAATAATGTGAAAGAACTTGCAAAAAATGCTCAGAATATTTCACAAGCTGCGCAAGAAATTGCAGAAGCCGCACTTGCCACTTCTAATGAAGCTCTTGAAACAATTGTGGATTTCACATCCCTAGCAAAAGAAATCCAAACTAAAGAGCAAGAAAATTCAACTAAAATTGAAGAACTTGAAGAAACTGTTTCTGATGCTTTAAACCGTACTGAAGCAATCACAGAAAATGTCGCTGATGTAGCAGCCGCAGTTAGAGAGGTGGCCGCCAAAATTGGTGATATTAAATGTGAATGCGGATTAAAAGAAGAAGAAGTAGTTGAGTTAATTGAACAAGAATTAGCTAATTATATTTCTCAAGATGATTTAGCTAACTATGCTACGATCGAACAATTAGCTAACTATGTTACACAGGATCAAGTTAAAGACTTTGCTACTCTTGGAGAAGTTGATGAAAAATTAAGTGTAGCAGTCGAAGAAGCTCAAGGTGAACATCAAGCCATTTGAGATGCGCTACAATTTTCAGAGGAGGATTAAGTTTTATGGCTCAGATGAAGTTAGTTTATACAACTGCAGCAAAATTAAATTCTCTTTCAGTTGTAGATGGACAAATTATTTATTTAGCAGATGAAAATCAAATCTGTTTAGATATGAAAGGTAAGCGTTTAACTTACCGTTCAATTAAAACTTTTGATACAGATGCAGAACGTCTTGCCACTCAGCCTATTCCTAAAACATTTTATTTTGTTTTTGAAACAAATGTTATGTGGCAGTACAATAATGGATGACAACAAATTACTGCTTCTGGATTAACTCCTATTTTACATTTCGATACAGAAGATGACCTCCCCGAAATAGGTGAAGTTGATAAACTGTATTACACAGATAGTGGTATTTATAACTGGCGAGAGTCAGATAATAAATATAATCTAATTGCAAATGCAAATAGATGAGGTTCTATTTAATGCAAAGGAAAGGAAGATTGCATGGCTAATAATTTAGTTAAGTTTGTTTACGTTCCTGGTACCGTTACTGCGGAACAAATTGCAGCTTTTGATGCCAACACAGTCTATTTTATTGCTGGTTCTCACCAAATTTATAAGGGCTCTGTCCTTTATGATGGTGGTTCTTCAACTGCTGCTGCAGATCTAGCTCTACTTCGTGAGCAGATTGGCTCCTTACCTGTAAGCCAAGAGTACACCGATCTTATTGACTATATCGATAAGCAGATTGCGGCTGGCGATACTGCTAATTCCGCAGAAGTAACTGCTCTTGATAATAGTCTTGCGGCCGTTGCTAAGAGTGGTGCAGCTGAGGATGTTTCCGTAGAAGATGCTAACGGTCACTTTACCGCAACCGATGTTGAAGGTGCCCTAGAAGAGCTTTATACTGCTATTGGTACTGGTGGAACAAATGCTGCTGTTACTGTTACTAAGACTATTGGTGGAGCAAACGATAGCTTCATTTCTAAGTATACCTTTAGTCAAGGTGGAACTCCTATCGCTAATGGTGAAATTGAGATTGGTAAAGACTTAGTTGCTACCAATGGCGAATTAGTTGAGGAAGATGGCAATGGTAATTCTGGTACATTTATTAAGATGACCATTGCAAATGGTACTCCATTCTATATTAACGTTGCTGATCTAATTGAGTATAACTCTGTTGAGTCTACTAATGAAATTACACTAACAGACACCAATCATAAAATTACTGCTACCGTTGGTGAGATCGCAGCTTCTAAGATTATTTATCAGGCCGCAGAAGGTGCAACTCCTGCTAAGACAGTTGCTCAGGCTATCAATGCTTTAGAGTCTGCTGTTGGTAGTGGTGGTAGCGTTGATCAGAAGATCGCAGATGCTATTGCTGGACTTGATTCTAGTGCAACTGCTACAGCTGGTTCTGCTCTAACTAGCGTTACTGTTACTGACGGTAAGATTACTGGTTCTACTGAAGTTGCTCTTACCGCGGACAATATTACTTATGGTTCTGGTACCGCTAAGGCTGCTCTTGATACCATTGGTACAATTCCTGCTACTTCTGCCGCAACTACTGTTGTTGGTTACATCGACGAGAAAGTTGGTGCTGGTGTAAGTGCTCTTGATGCAGATGTTGATGCTGCTCTTGGTGCTGGCGATACCGATGCAGAAGCTATTGCTGTTGTAACTGGTGTTACTGAGGTTGACGGTGTCATCACCGGTGTTGACAGTGCTGCCGCAGACGCCGCTGGTGCTGCTACTCGTGCCAAGGCCGCCGTTATTGGTCAAGCTGGCGATCTTGCTACTGCTGATACCATTCATGGTGCTAAGCAGTATGCAGATGATGCTGTTGCCGCAGCCCTGTCTGATGTTAATGATGACATTGCCGCTCTTGATGCTGACCTTGACGCATCTGGTACTGCACAGCATGCCGGCGTATTTGTCATGTCTGGTGTAACTCAGGTTGATGGTAAGATTACTGCAGTTGATAGCGTTGAAGTTGATCCTGCTGGTGCTGCCGCAACCGCAGAGCAAAATGCTAAAGATTACACCGATGCTGCTCTTACTTGGGGAAGCCTTGCTTAATTAATTTTCATTGTAAAACATAAGAGGGGAATTTAATTCCCCTCTTTCTTTTCGTGTCTAAAGGAGGGCCGCATGGCTGGAAAAGTTAGATTTTATCGTGGAGAGCAAGGGACCTCCTTACCTGCAACTCGCCAAAATGGAGCTATATTTATTATAGAACGCTTTGGTTCTGATAGTAATGGATATAGCGTTGGCGATATGTATGTTGATATGGACAATGGAAACCGACTTCATATAATCCCCGATAAAGAGATAATAAAATATAATAGTTCTACAATGAGTAATGTTATATCTCAAAAAGGACAAACATATATCTTTCAAGAAGAAAATCCTCAAAAAATTGGTATAGCTGTTGGAGATGGAAGCAGTTATATTGGCGATTTACCTGTTTGAGGATATGAAGTAAAAGAAAAAATTAAACAAGCAATAAAACAAAAAGTTAACGCTTATTTAGGGACTGAATACCTCGGTTTAGGTTCTGAAAAATTGACAGCTGATACTATAGATATAAGTCAGTTAAATAAAGATCCAGAAGGCCCAGCTGAGACCTTAGTCCTTACTCGAGAATTGTGATTAGATTTTTAAAGAGAGGAAGGTGAAGTCCTTAAATGGCCGATATTTCTAAGATTACGTTACCTAATGGTAATACTTATGATATCAAAGACTCAGTAGCTCGTTCATCTATTGAAGCTATGCTTGGTGGAGATGCTATTACTTTTGGTGGAGTAACTACGACAGATCTTACTGACGGTGGTACTCAGAAGCCTACTGTCGATGGCACTCAAGTAACTCCCGTTAAAGGACAGCTATTCTTTAAAGGAACTAAAGAGTTCTTATGGGATGGTGCAAAGTGAATTGAACTTGGTACCTTAGATGCATTAGGAGATTTAGCTTATAAAGATAGTATCTCTTACGATAAAACTACTAGTGCAACATATGCAAGCACTAATTCTAGTAAAACTGTAAATGTTTCTGGTTCAAGTGCTGCTGTTACAATTACTGCAACCGCAAACACTAATGGTAATTATACTCCTGCGGGAACTGTTTCTCAGCCTACTTTTAGTAATGGTACAGTAGAAGCAAGTGGGTCTTATACCCCAGCTGGTACAGTTAGCGTTAGCACTAAGAGTACAAGCAATAAGACTGCTACAGTTTCTCCTGCATCTAGCGGAACTGCGACATACACTCCTGCTGGTACAATTTCTGCTCCTACTTTTAGTGATGGTGCAGTTGAAGCAAGTGGTTCTTATACTCCTGCTGGCACAGTTGCCGCACCCACATTTACAGGTACGGGTGTCCGTTTAGTAACTGGCAATATTCCAGTTCCTACCTCTGCAAGCTTTACTGGTACTGCTGCAACAATTGATGTTACTGGTACTGCCACAGGTACAGTTTCTAAACCTACATTCACAGGCACAAAAGCTACTGGTTTAACTGTAAGTGCAGCTTCTACCGGAACTGCTACTTACACTCCTGCAGGAACTGTTTCAGCTCCTACTATTTCAGTTGGAACTGCTGGTTCTACAACTACAATTAAAAATCCAACAGCAGTAAGTGTTGTTAATGCATTAGCCGCAGCCGCACCTGGAGCAACTGCTCCTGCAAATGCAATTACTTATTATAGTGTTGCAGATGAAACATTAAGTTTATATCAAATTGGTGCAACAAAAACTAATTCAATTACAACTTCTAATGTTACAGTTAAGACTGGCGATGCTGCATATACTGCAAGTGCTCCTACCTTTACTGGTACTGGAAAACGCCTTGTCTTACAAGACTACACACCTGCGGGTACAGTATCTCAGCCCACATTCTCTAATGGTGCAATTGATGGTACTGCTTCCTACACTCCTGCTGGTACAATCGGTCTTACTAATAGCAATAAGACCACTACCGTTTCTGCTGCTACAAGCGGTGAAGCTACTTACACTCCTGCTGGTACAAACAGCGCACCTGCATTCACTGGTACCGCTAAGAGCGTTAGTGTTACTGGTACTGCAACTGGTACAGTTTCCGCACCTACCTTCACTGGTACTGGTGTTCGTCTCGTTACCGGCAATATCGCTGTGCCTAGTGCTTATACTGCAACATTTACTGGTACCGCAGCTACAATCGATGTTGAAGGTACCGCTACAGGTACGGTATCTCAGCCTACCTTTACAGGAACTAAGGTTCAACTTGCGGGCACTACAACTGCCGCAGGCACAGTTACCTTACCTAACATCACTCTTGGACATACTAGCACTACTGCTACAGCATCTTAATTTAAGAAGCTCTAAAGGGCAACTTTGTGCAAATACAGAGTTGCCCTTTTTATTTTATATGAAATACAATGAATAAAACTTAGGAGGGCGTAAATGGCACAAATTTCTAACATTACGCTGCCCAATGGAAATAATTATGATTTAAAAGGCAGCATGTATACCGTTATTGGTACTCAGACTGCTAATACGGCAAGCTGAACTGGAGTTTTAGATACAATAGACGCCCTTTATGATGGCTTAACAATTGCATACTATCTTCCTCGGACGTCTGCAAGTAATGTTACTTTAAATTTAACTTTAAAAGGTAATGTTACTACAGGTGCAATTCCTGTTTATTATAAAACAAATACTCGCTTGGGTACTCACTATGCCGCAGGTGATATGGTTATTTTAACTTATTGAGGGGCTAATTCTATTAATGTTAGTGGTACAGTTAGAACTTCTGCAAGTTGAATTGCTCATGGCCAATATGTAGATGGTAATTCAAATACAGTCCCCGCAGTTTACATTGGTACTGCTGCAGCAACAGCTGCAAAAGTAGGCACTCTTACTGCGGCAAGCTGATCTGGACTTACTGGTAGTCGATATGCTTTTGTTGACAATCATTATGATAATACCTATAATGGAGCAATTACTTTAAATGTAAATAGCCAAGGGGCTAAACCAGTTTATATTAATGGAAAAGCATCTAGTTCATCTAATAAAACTTTACCAAGAGGAACCTATATTGCTTATTATGATGGTACTAATTGGTATTTTAATACAGATGGTAGCATTCCTGGCCCAAGTGGAGAAGAAGTAATTATTTCTGAATCAAGTTCAGATCCCGGTCCATATCATAAAATTTGAATAGAAATTTAGTTGACTTTTTCTTAGTTTTATGATATAATTTATATAAGAAATTTAATTTGAAAAATCTCTCTAGGAAAGGAGAATCATGGCTTCACCAGCTACACCTTATAGCCCGCAGGGCAGTTTAGCCTTGCCTAGAGTTCATATACCTACATGATATGGTTCACTTGAAAGTTCTAGTAATGGAGATGCAAGACTTAATTTAAACGTCATTACTCAAATTACTCCTACTGTTGCTGCAAGTGGAACTGATAATCTTATAGAAGATTCTACTGATTATATTATGACTATTGCAAATGGAACAAATATTTCTAATACAGAGTCCCGCAAGCATAATAGGATTACAATTGGTAGTACGGTACCTTCTCTTGGAACAATAGAAGCATATAGCGATGATAGTGAAATTTTATTGTCTAATGCTAAATCTGCACATGTTTTGTTTTTAGAACATGCTGTAGTTAAATCTTTTAATTTTAAAATCCCACACAATCATGTAATTGATCGAATTGAGAAATGATATAGAGCTGAAAATGGGACTTCTAATCAAACGTTAAGTACCGTATCAGGGAATTTATTAATAATACATGGGACAAATGAAAATGATGCCACAGTATTACAAAATACTGAGGTTTTGAATTTAGTTGAAGGAGGTCATTAATATGGCTAATATTTCTCAAGTTCAAGTTGGTGGGACCACATATGATATTTGCGATGGTATAGCACGGGATTCAATATCCTCTTTTCAAATAATAATGGTAGCAAATAAAAATAGTTTTTCTATAAATGCAAATGAATCATTTATATATTCATATTCGCTAGATAATTTAAATTTTGATTCTTCATATTTTATTATGAGCCTTATGGGTATAGTTAATAATCATCCAGATGAGACAACAATTGTTGGATGAGGTGTGAATTTAGTTACTAGACGCGTTGTACATATAGATATTAGAAATATGTATTCTAATTCTTTTACATTTGGAGCACAAAATTTAATAGTTCATTTATTAATTTCTAATAATAACCTGTTCAAACCAAGTCAAGATACAACTGTTTACTCTGTTGCAAATGACGGATAATTTCTTAAATAAATACCTATGTTATTTTAGTACAAAAATTATTAGAGGATACTAAATTTTAATATTCAGAATACTTTTAAATTTAGTATCCTCTTAAATTAATTTTATATAATGGCATTAAAAACTTTCAATACTATTATATAAAATTAATTTGTCTACTATATAAGCCTTTGATTAGAAAGGAAAATAAATGGCAAATCCAACAATTTCTCAAATTACAATAGGCAGTAATACTTATGATGTTTGTGATGCTACTGCCCGAAATTTGGCCACTCCTAAATTACTTTTTATAAACCTCGATTGATGTCATCGAAGTCAATTAAGTCATACATATTGATGTGGAAATCAATTAATTAAAGAAGGTAACTGACGCGGAAAATTATGACTCTTTTTTCAAGGACACGTTGATTTTAATGATGTAAATGGAAATGGCACCACTGAAACATGAGGTCAAATTCATGCTTTTATTAGTCATAGTAAGGGCCCTGCTGGAAATAACTATCATATTTTTCCAAATACACACGTTAGCAGTGATGACATAACTGAAGCTCCATACGTCGAATGATCATCTCAAAGAATAACTGTTCCAAAAAGTACAGGAGCATATCCAGCATTGCGTTTACAGACTGAATCTGTTTCTATTTATTCAAATCAAACTAATTTTTCATCTAGAATGACCACTTGTGCGTATGCCGCTTCTGGCGGAACCCGTGTATGAAGTATAAGTTATCATTCTAATGCTACTTTCTTCTATTTTCCTGCAAGTATTGAAGATAACACCACTATATCTCAAGGAGCAACTACAATAAGTAGCTCTGCTTCAGAAGATGGTTCTAATGGCAATCCAGAAACTAATTTAGTCCATTTTATAGCTAGTTATTCATAATAAGAGGGTATTTTCTATTTAATTAAATAAATAAAATTTTATCTATTTTAGATTGAAAGAATTAAATCTTCATTAAAATTTAATCTGAAATAAAAACCTTTTTTAAAAATAGTATGAAAGAAGGTGTTGCTCTATGGATATATCTCCTTATCTAGGAACTATTATATCAGTAATTATTACTGCTGGAGCAACATATGCGGCTTTTGCTTCAAGACTTGCTCGCATTGAAACTCTTTTAGATAAATTAGAAAAAGGTATTGATCGAGATAATACTCAAGTTATATCAATAGTCGAAAGGACATATAAATTAGAAAGTGATACTAAAACTATGTGAAATCGCATTGATGAATTAAGACTTGATTTAAAACAAATTAGAAATTAAGAAAGGAGTAAAGCATGGATGAAGAAATTCTAACCCCTTCTGAAGAAGAAATCACTCCTTCTGAGGAAGAAACCGTTCCTTCTAATGAAGAAACTGTTCCTACCGAAGAAGAAACTCCTGTTGATGAAACTCCAACAGAAGAAGAAAATGTCCCTGCGGAAGGTGAGTCAGAGGAAGACTATGTTGAACCTCCTTATTACGCAGGATACCGAATTTTTGCTGAAAATGGTCGCGAAATTACAGATCCAGATTTAACTTTAGGTTATCTTGTAAAAGATCATTTAACTATTAACCATCCCGCAATTCCAGCAAAATATCATTATAAAGTTCGACATGTAACTTTAACCGATGGAACAGATTTTTATCCAGAGGATAATGATCCCCGCATCAACATGCCAGATAATCAGGTTCCTAGTTGGAGTTATGTTGCTCCCGAACCGGAATCTATTATCGAACAATACGTTGATGAAGATGGTCAAATTCAAGATCGAGTAATAACTATACCTGCTCCAACAGTAAAGAATGCTTCTGTTGCTTATATCATTGACGCTCCTGCTGTTGAAGCTTATGATGAAATTGAAACAATTTATCATTATATTCTTTATACAGAAAAAGAATTAGCTAATAATGCTTTCTTAGCAGAAGGCCCTGTTCGCTTAGATGGCGCAGAAGAGTCTATTAATGATATTACTGAAGTTGTAGCTGACCTTGCAGGTAGCGATATTGAAGATCGCGTTGATAATGCAGAAGAACGTCTTACTACAAATAAAGAAGCTTTAGATGAACTTCTATTAGTAGTAGCTGATATTCTTGGTGGCGCGACCGAAGAAGAAGAAGAAGAAGAACCAGTTTAAAGGAAAGGTAGGTAATTATTATGGTTACACGTAGTGCTTATAAAATTATCAAACGTGCTGTTATCCTTCGCATTAATCGTGGCGAGGATCCTATTGAGGTAATCGATTCTTATCCTAAGCTTTCTGACACTCAGCGTGCACAGATGCTAGTCGAGCTTCAGGAAGAGGGCATTATTGCCGGTGAGTAATTATGGATTTATCCGCAGTAACTAGCTATATCTCTCCTATCATTTTAATAGCATGCTTAGGAGTTGGATATACACTTCATACTTTAAATAATAAAATATTAAATAGTTTTATTCCTGTTATTTCTGCTTCTCTTGGAATAACTGCCGCTGTTTGAAGTCTTGGAATGTTTGACCTTCCCACTATCGTAACTGGTATGATTAGTGGACTTGCGGCGACTGGTATGTATGAAGCCTTTAAAAATATTTTAGGTTTACCGCAAACATATGCGGCTGCTATGGCATTACCAGAAATTCCTTACGGAGAAGTCTTAGAAGATACTGATGATTCTCCTCGTGGAGAACACTTCGCAAAGGAGTAAATGTGAAAGAACCCGTCATTGATGTTTCACATTGAGACGGTACAGTAGATTACGCCTCATGGATTGCTAAACACAATCTATGGGGCGTTATTGTCAAATGTGGCGGCAATGAAACAAAATTAGGTCGCTATACTGACTCTCAATATGAAAATAATTACAAACGTGCAAAGGCCGCAGGTCTTCATGTTGGTGCGTATTATTATACTGTTTGCACTTCTGTAGCAGAAGCTAAGAAGGACGCAGAGCATGTTATTGGACTATTACAAGGTCATGATTTTGATATGCCAATTTATATGGATGTAGAAGATCCTCGTCAGTTTAAACTTTCAAAACGTGAATTAACTGACGTAATTAAAACTTTTTGTGATGCTTTAATTGATGCTGGATATTATGCAGGTCTTTATACTGGTGGGTATGCTTGATTAAATAATATGTATAAAGATGAATTAGATGATTATGCTAATTGAATTGCTTGATGGCGAGCATCTTGGCCTACAGAAGCTGGCCCTATCGGTTTATGGCAACAAGGTACAAGACGTTTAAGTACTGGTGAAATTTATTATGATGATGTATCTGGTGCTACCGATTTTAGTTGATGCGTAATTGATTATCCTGCCCGCATTAAAGCTAATCAAAAGAAAGAAACTAACGAAAATAGTGATTCTAAGGAGTCAACAGTGGCAGATAACAGACTTACAAAATTCTGTAATATAATGTATACTGCATGTGCTGAATGATCTCTTGGTTATGATCAATACAATCGTTGAGATATTCGCGATGGTGGTGAATGCGACTGTAGCTCATTAGTTATTTGAGCAGCACAACAAGCTGGATTTGATACAGGTTCCGCATCATATACTGGAAATATGTCTAGTAATTTTACAGCTCGTGGATGACAACGCATTCCCGCAGATTTATCTCAAGCTAGACCTGGCGATATTTTATTAAATGATACTTACCATACTGCCGCAGTAATTTCTGGTTATGGTTGGGATGCTAAAATTGCACAAGCGTCTATTGATGAACGTGGTCGTGCAACTGGCGGCTCTGAAGGGGATCAAACTGGAAATGAAACTAATGTAAAAGGTATTTATACCTACGGTCGTGGTTGAGATTGTATTCTTCGTTTTACTGGAGAATCAACTTCCGGTGCAGATACAGACAATTATATCATTAAATTAGATGTTGACGGGGCGGGCGGCCCTGCGACAGTTAGAGCTTGACAAATTTCTCTAGGCACAGAAACTGATGGAGTTATTTCCGGTCAAGTTTATGATAGTAGAGATTATTTCTGAGCAATGAACGCAGTAACTTTTGAGCATAGTGGCTCTGCTTTAGTACGTGCTGTTCAACGTAAAGTTGGTGCAGACGTTGATGGTTACTGAGGTCCTGCGACTTCAAGAGCAATTCAAAACTTCTTAATTGAACATGGTTTTGATGTAGGCGACGCAGGAGCAGACGGTTACTTTGGAACTGATTCTGTAAAAGCTTTGCAACGTTCTCTTAATAGCTCTAATAATCCTTGAAAATAAAATAAAGGGGTATACTCTTGTGAGTATACCCCTCTTTTTTTTTATCAATATTTTCCATAAATAAAAGCGTAACTGCCGCATTTTTCTCATGCTTTTTTAAATGTTTCTTTTGTAATACCTACTCTACTATTGGAGTTAATTAAATAAAAATATTCTAAATCTGATTTATAAATAACATAACACTCTCCATCATATCAATGTTCACCAATCCAAACAATAATAGGATAATTATTTTCAGAACATTGACATAGATAAGTAAAACCTTTGTTACTAATATCTTGAGCAGATATAGGCCATTGTTCACCTGCTATATAAGCCATTGAAAAATTATAAAGCCACTCAGGTCTAATTTTACCTTCTTTTGGAACATCAGGATCATCTTCTTGTTCTAACATATCTCAATAAAATTGATCAATATCTACATCATATCCTAACATTTTCATTGCCATAAAGAAACAACTTGTACTATCTGTATCAGTAAAATGGCCTTGAATATCTCGTTCTAAATTTTGCGGTTGAAGCTCAGGCTGTTTTACTGTGCTTCAATCTACAGGCATTTCATAAACAATAGGTTCTTCTACATTTTCAATAGTAGGTTCTGTAGGTCTAAAAAGGTATCATCTAGCAAAAAGAATATAAATTATAGCGACAATAATAATACTTAAACTAAAACGCAGATTTCAATTTTTCATCTTCTAAAATCCCTGCATATCCTAGACATATTGCATCCGCTTCATCCTCAGATGCAAATGATTTAAAATTATCTTCTACAAATTGTTTTGATTTTGCTTTTTGTTCAGCTCTAGTCCTACCAAATTTGATTCCATGTTTATTTTTAATTATACTACGTCAATGTGACGGAGTTAATTCTAAATTTTCAATTTGTTTTTGACGAGATCAATAAATAACCATTGCTTGAATCATTGCTAATTTTTTATATGTTTCTGCATTGTTTTGATATTGAATCCCTTCAAAATAAATTTTCTCAGGATGATAGGTTTCAATTAAAACATTAAATTCTCTGACAAAAGAATCTAATCTTTCCCCCATTGATTTATTGGCGGAGATTGAAAAATGACCAAACCCAATTAATTTTTTGTTATCAAAAACTGCTCAACCAGTTGTACGGCTAGCTTGGTCAAGTGCTAACGTCCGCCGCACAACTATGCACCTGTACTACCTAGGCCGCCACGAGCCTCATTTCCAAGAGAAGGAACAGAAATAAAATTAATCTTAGGTTGTTCCTCTTGGATGCGGAATTGACAAAGTCGAGTTCCTTTAGGAATTGTAACATCACGTGTTGCTAATACAGGCATCATCCATTGATCATCATCACCATTGTATGTAGAGTCAATAACTCCAATACTATTGGTTTGAAGAATACCCCAACGTTTAAAAGTAGAACTGCGGGGAGCTAAAATAGCTTCATAACCAAGTGGCAATTCCATTGCAAATCCTAGAGGAACGTAATCTCGCGTTCCAGCTTTTAAGCACATTTCTTCTGCTGTATAGCAATCAATCCAACTACCCCAGCCTTCTTGAGAAAGTTCTGGAGTAGTACCATAATATTTAACTTTAATTGGAACACTTCCAACATTATGTAGCATATTTAAAAAATTATCAGCTTCTTCTTTACTCATTAATCTTCCTCCCAAGGTGATAGCATATCTACAGAAACAACTTTCTGCATATTAAATTCAATGTTATCAAGAGGAATATCAGGAGCTTTAGCATCATTAAATACTAGTACTACTTTGCAAATAAACCAAGATTCAACAATTTCTCCTTGACTTTTTCTCGTTCTTAGAGTCTGAGTCCAAGAATTTAAAATATAATCATTGTCATGAGCAAATTTTTCGTAAAAACGATGTAGTTCATTAGCATCATTTTCATCTTCTACTCTAATTTCATTTGTTGATTTAATAAGATATTTAATCATTAATAATCCCTTCTATAAGATTTTGTATATAAGAAATATTTATTTTTTCTTTTTCAGTATAAGGTATCCTTATTAAAAGAATATTATTATTTTGACAATAATTATTTTTAACCTTATCTCAATATTGATTATTCTTTAAAGACTGTGGATCATTCTGTCAACCAAAGAAATGCTGCTCTCCATCGTATTCAATAATTAAATTATATTGAGGTAAATAAAAATCAAATCTTAAAGGAACGTTATTATCAGAAACTAATCCTGGAAAAGTTTTTTCTTTAATAAAAGGAATTTTTAATTCTTCTAAAGATTGTTTTATTTTAAATTCACCCAACGATTGTAAACATCCACAAGATTTTTTATTACCAAATAACAATTGATAAGCTGAAACTTGTATGATAGATCCGCAATCACATTCACATTCTCATATTCCACCTATGCCTTGTCCTCCAGATGAAATAAATTTTTTTACAGTTAATTTTCCAAAACGTTGTCCTGATAAATTATGACGATGTTCACCTAATTTATTTTTATGAAAAATACAATTATTTTCCCCACAAGTAGTTACTTTTCCAGAGGTTAAATCACCACCTCTTTTTAACACTTTATTTCCACAATCACATTGTAATTCTCATACAATTTTATTATTTCATCGTTCATCTGTTTTTCTTAAACAAAGTAAATGACCGAACCTTTGTCCAGTTAAATCTTTAAATCGGCCCATTTTTACTCGCTGTTCATTTTTGCTTTTACAAACTCAAGTTGATTAGCCTGAGTTACAAAATGCTTAATATAATCCGCAGGTCCTCGATAATCAACTTCTACTTTTTCCTGCACACTATTAGAATAATTTTTTATAAATTCAATAGACTCTTGCGGAATACTAAGTTGAGAAATTTTATGCATATCTCCATTATCAAGTACCTCAAAAATTTGAGTAAAATCAACTGGATTAGTTAGAACAATTAATTTATGCATTGCTAATCACCTTCTTTATATTTTCTACGTTTAAAACGGTATGATCTCAAAACGGAATTTGATAAAGTTTTAATCCATGATCTTTACAATATTGTTGTTTAATTTGATCACGTTCTCGAGTTTCTTGTAATTTAGTTTCAGAATCTCATTCGCTATTAATGCTGCGGAAATGCTGAGCTCCATCACATTCTATTACGATATTATATTCTGGTAGGAAGAAATCAAATCTCATATCAAAATCATCAAATTTTTTCTGAACCTGATATTCAACTCCGATTTCATTAAAAATATCTGCGGCACATACTTCACCGCGAGATACTGAACAAGCAGCCCCGCAACCTTGTCTTGTTAATTCCTCTTGGGTAAGAATAACAATATTGCCACACTCGCATTGACATAAATAATATTTACCGTCAATAGACAATACTGTTAGTTTTTCATATTGCGGATTCATTAAACTTCTACAATCATCCACTCAGCTTCAAAAAACATGAACATATAAACATCTTTAGTTTCATATTCTCGAACTCAAATTTCAAAAGCATCGTCTCCATGTTGGTATTGAATCGCAAGAATTTCCCCTCGTTCTTTTAAAACATCTTGTAATTCAATCACGCCTTTAGTAAATTGATTATCAGTAATATGAAACATGGTAAAGTCAGAACGTTCTTTACACATTAACATAAATCAACGTTTTTGATTTTTTCCAAATCAATCGCCAATAACAGTTCAATTATGATTCATTGTGGCTTCATCTTGCGGAGGAAGCTGAGCCATGACTTGTTTATTTAGTTCATAAAGAGTACCCATTTCTACTTCTGCCATAAATTCTCCTTTCATCTTATTACTATTATATTATATCAAAAAAAATTTTCTCTGTCAATACAAAAATAAGGGGTAGACTACTAAGTCTACCCCATTTTTATTAACAAATTCTTTTAGCATATTGGTTAGAGCTAGCTAAAAATATTCCTAATGTTTCATCATAATAACTTGGTTTACCTGGAATAAATCTGCCAAATTTTATTATAATATCTTCATATAATGCTGTTAAATAGTCAGTTTGTGCACTTAATTCTTCTTCAGTATATCCTGTATAAATCACAATATCATCATTAGAATATTTTCTAAAGAATCTAATTAAATCATAAAGATCATCTTCAGAATCAAAAGGCTCTAATCCTTGACAGACAATTGCTTCTGTAATAGTATTCTTTAAATAAGACAACACAATTTTTTCAATTGAAATATTATGAGTAGGACTATTAGCTAAATTAGAATTTTGACAAACTCGCTGTCCGCATTCTTTATCACACTTAAAACCGCAATATGGAAATTCAATTACCATAGAAGGTTTTTTGTAATTAACAAAATCTTCGTGAATTATACCTTTAATTTTCATTTAAATTATCCCATTGACGTAGATTAAATTCTGCTTTACGTTGTTTAGAATAGCTGCGTGTTGGTGTGTAGAACCCAACTACGCGAGTATATTCAGTTTCGACTGGTTCGCCGCAGTCTGGACAAGTTTTACCGTAGAAGCTATGATAATTTTTACATTGAGCTACTTTACCATTAAATGCAAAATAAGTAACACCTTGTTGTGCCACCCAATTAAGCATACGCCAAGCTTGATCTGAATTAGCAAATGGTGCATCTATATTAATATGTTCAATTGATCCACCATTACAATAACTATCAAATGCCGCACAAATTTTTGTTCTCTCTTGGATTGTAGCTTTAATTCCAAGAGGAATCCATTGATTACCATATAGAGGAAGGTCTTTTACAACCCGCTCAGAGTATAAATACTCATCTGCTTTTTGTAGCTTGACAGCTGCTTGTTCCGCAGGAACCTGCTCAATATTAATTTTATAATCTTTATCTAAAGCAAAGTTATCAATACAATTTTGAATTACCTTAAAAATACGTTGACCAAGATCATATGCTTTATCTGTATAGCTATAATTTCCAAAGTCATCTACTTCTGTATAGCCAAAAGTTTTCATAGTTTCAAAAATACCATTTACTCCAACAGTAGAATACATAGCATCAAGATTCATTAGGCCGCAAGAAATATTGGGTAACAAACCTTTTTCAACATTGCGGGCAATAATATGACGTTGAACATCCAGAATCTTTAGATTAAGTTCAGTTAAATCGCGAAGTTTAACTAAGAATTCTTGTTCATTTTCGCTTTGATAAGCAAGACGTGCGATATTAAGAGTAGATACTTTAACAGAACCTACTTCAAGAGCTGTGCCACCAATTGAATTGAAATAAAGGTCTGTAATATCGCTTTTTAGACGGCAACAATTTGAAAGACTATTCACTGTAGAATCAGTAAAGAAATTAAAAATATTCCACTTTAAAGAAGCATCACTAGCCCATCTCGCGAACTCTTCATCTACAAATTTACCATCTTGATAAAGCAGAGAAGCTGTAAGAACAGGGAAGGTAAAAACATTCTCTTCACGAATTTCATTAACTACATCAACAAAATCTTTTTGGAATGCAATAATTTCCTCTTCCTCGTCAATCATAAAACTGCCATCTGGAAATTCTCCACCACCAAAAATAGCTTCAAAATAAGGATGATCAAATACACTTACATTAGTAAAAGCAGCTTGATCAGAGCGTACCCATGGCTGATTTAAACGATGGATAAGAGCTTGAATCTGTTGTCTCTTATAAGTCTCAGGATCTTTCGTATAATATCCTTGAGCTACATCTCGACTCCAAAAGTAGTAAAGATATGGAATTAAATTGGGTAAACCGCAAGCTCCTGATTGTCTGCGGCTAAGGAAAGCAATTGCTTCCATTAAAATCTGAACAAAACTATCAAGATGCTTTGCGGGTTTAGCATTATAACCTTGAATAAAGAATAGACCTTTTTCTACTATTGGTTTAATATCATAAGCAAAACAATAAGGAACTAAAGTTGCAGTATTAAAATCATGCATATAAATGCTATATGACCACATAGCTTCCATAGCTTCATTAGCAATTTTATATCCATATTTCTTATTAATTTCATAATAGAGTTTATTAAAAACAAGAAGTTTCTGGTCTGGTTTTGACATTTCAGATAGCAAGGTTACAATATCTTTTTGAGCAATATTAGCATTAGCATCGATAGAAGTATTGGCAACATTATCTGAATCAATAAATCCTTCAATAAAATCAGTAAAGCTAAGAGTTGCTTCGTCAAATCCTTGAAGCTCTAAGAATTCTTCTCCATATTTTTCAACCATTTTATTAAATTGGGTTTGAAAATTCTTATTTAATTTTACATTTAATTTCATAAACTACTCCTTAAAACCGGCAACTATCGCAATCAGCATCCATTTTTGCCTGTTCATTTAACCAAGTAACTGCCGTTACAAAGTCCATATAATCATCGCCGAGTTTAAGAACAGGGGCAGACATAAAACCTTTATCAATAACTTCTTGAATATCAGAACTTTTTTCAAAAGCAATATTATTTTGATTTAATTTATGCTCTAGCACTCGACACTTAGGGCAATCAGTAGAAAATAATGTTATCATAAATCTCCTATCCATCTTATATCGAATGATTTTTTCTTGTCTATTATAATGTATTTTAGATTAAGTATATTATTCAATTTTGCCCACTATATCTTGTACTACCTGATCAATATCATAATCCTTAGTATATACTAATAATTTATCTTTTCCAATAATTTCATAAGGATGTTTGAAATCTTTTCAATCGGTAAACATGCGGCGGATCATTTCAAAAGTTAAACGCCCCTCTCGCTTAATGGATCGCCGCAAACGTTCTTTCCAATTAACAATAAGATAAATTATAATAAGATTATATTCATCATGCTTTTGGAGACTTTTAACTCCCTCTAAATTAAAAACTCCAAGATTAATAGCATTTGGCTTATCGCTTACCGCCAAAACATCTGTTCCATATTTCCAGTTACGAAATTCAGTCCATTCTAATAGAGCTTTTCTTTTAATCAAATCATTAAATAGTTTTTCTGATACGAAGTGATAATCTTTATGATTTTCTTCTCCATTTCTCGGCGGCCGAGTAGTTGTACTAATAATATAATACACGTGCGGATATTGCTCTATCATAGTCCCCATTGAGAATCTAATATATAGTTGCCGCATTAGTGTATCTTTGCCAGAAGCACTAGGCCCAATAATAGCTACTATAGTCGGTTTCATTTTGCTCCTTTTTTTCTTTATCTTTTTGGGTTTTGCGTAAAGATTCTACAAATTTTTGATGGTTCATTTTTGCAAAATCATCACGAAGTGCTTTATCCCAATCTGCATAACCAATTGTTACTGAGCCAGTTTCTTCATTTAACTCTAAAAAATCACCTTCATAAAGATAATGATCTTTACCATCAAAAGGAGTATGTTTAAAAACTAAGAAAAAAGTAACTGCGGCTGACCCTCGGATTTCTGTAATAAGACCGCAGTTACTTAGTTTTGAAACCCACCAAGGAATAATATTATCTCCAACATAATATCTAGTTTTCATTGTCACCTTCCTCTCCCCATCTCCACGCTGTCATATCTATTGTACCATTATTTTTCACTTCTGTCAAGATATGATAACATTGGTGAGATTTCGTATGACGATATGACTTGGTGAAAAACATTCCAGACCTTTTAAATCCATTAAACATTAGTAAAGTTCCACGAGTAAACCAACCTTTTTCCATTACTTTCTTTGTTCCATCTGGTTGAACTTGACTCATTTGTCGATTCAATCTTGCATAATAATCTCGACTCATTTTAACTGTAACTACACCACTTTCTGGTGTAAGAATACTTACACAAGATTTATTATCTTCTTTTGCAACTACTGCTCCAACAATTCGACAAGTTTTAAATAATGGAATATCAACTCCATTACGTTTAAAAGTTCTTTCAACCGGAGGATTATCTGGCAAACTATTATAAGACTTTATATTATATGCCAATTTATCAAGTTTTTTCATTGGATGATCATGATAATAAAAACCAAGACTATCCATTTCCCAAGTTGATAATGTACCTGCCGCATATTTATTCCAAACTTCATCAAATAAAGTTTGATTTAATTGCTGCAACATTTCTTCTTGATGTTCCCGCAAATAATCTCGTGCTTTATCCATACCTTTTGTATAAAGTTTCTGCCAAACTTTTTGATCAATTGCAATCTCACCATTATGAATTGTAGTTAAGTCTACATCAAAAAATTCTTCATAAAACTCATAAAAGTTTTCTGGAAGCATGTAAACATCGTCAACTTTACAGAATTTCCGCAAAGCCTTATTGAATACAAATAATCTTTTTTCAAAATTAAGACTATCTGGAATCAAATTTCTTTCCATCAAACCATTGAAATTTTGAAGAGTTAATCTCTTTTTTGGTTCACAAATTGACCAAATATATTCCCGCATAATATCTTCTCGGTTACCAAACTTATCAAAAGCTCCGCTCTTAATAAGTGAAATCAAAACTGGCTTTTTAACTTTTACTCTCTCTTGGAAATCGTTAAAACTTTCATATGGACGATTTTCAATAATATTTTGAATAATCTCTCCACCTACTCCGTTTAGACCTTTCATTCCAAAAAGAATACTACCAGTTTCAACATCTGGTTCAAACATATATCCTGACTTATTAATATCAATTAATGACATTGGAATACCACGATGAATAATATTACCTACTGCTTTTGCAATCTTACCATAATTACTACTCGCATCTTCATCAAGTCCTGCGTCAACTCTAAGACATGCAGTATTCCAATAGACAGGATCAAAATAAGTTGCAAGATAAATCGTTTGTAATCCTACAAAACTATATGCTAAACTATGAATAAGTGAGAATGAATAACCCATCTGCGGCTTAATTGCAGTTTCCCAAACATACTCACCGAGTCTTTGATTAACCGCTTTGCTCAAAACTAACTCATGCAATTCTTCAATTCGATTCATCTGTTTTTTCGCACAAATCTTGCGGGCATCATTTGCTTCTTTAAGACTAAATCCACAAATATCTGGGTCCATCAAAATCATCATCATATCTTCTTGCTGTGCGGGTGTTGCATAAGTTTCAAGATAATAATGCTCTAATGTCTTTTGGTCTACTTCCCGCAGATGCCATCTTGACATTTCATCATACCAACGAGACATATTATCTTTCATTCTTTTATATCTCTCAGTCGGTGTCTCTCCACCTTTTTCTGCGGCCATCAATCTCATTACTGAATTACAGTTTGCCATTTCACGTGGTGACCTCGGCCGCAACAATTTTACAGTTTGACTTCCAACTTGACTATCAAACTGGAAAAGTTTTAATACTTTACCTTCTGCAAGAACATCCCACATTTTATCATCGTCTATTGGAAGAACATCTGGATGAAGATATTTGTCATACAATTGCCGCAAACTCAAATTTTGATCAACTTCATTATATTCACTTAACATATTAAGACATTGAACAATTACATCTTGAATTTCTGTTACAAGAAAATCAAATTTAACATCTCCGCAATACTCTGCATCATGAAGTGAAAACTGAGTTACGATTGCTCCACTTGTTGCTTTCATAAAACATGCACTATCAAATGGATCATTCATATAAAAATTTACACCACTTGCATGAATACCACGATGATTAATCAATCCTTCAATCTTTTCAATAATTTCAAGAAGTCCAGGATATTTTCTAACTTCCGCCAGGAAATTCTTTACTGGCTTACGATCTTTTTCTTCATTACCATAAACCAAATCATGAACCGGCCAAACGAATCCACGTTCACTCGGGGCAAGACTTGTCATATACTGAGCTACGTCATTATCAATTCCATCTGGAAAATCTTTCGAACGATAACCGCGACAAGCTGTTGAAATCGCTGAACGTGTCGTCTCTGTACCATATGTACAAACTTGAACACATCCAAGTTGACCAACCTCTTCACGAATTGATTTAAAAATTTCTTCTCTCTTGGATGGACAAATATCAATATCAATATCGCCCAACTCAATGCGTTCTTTGTTACTATATCTCCAATAGGGAAGATTATATTTAATTGGATCAAGCTGAGTAATTCCTAGAAGATAATGATTCAATCCAGAACATGCGGAACCTCGTCCCGCACCTACAGTTGAACCAATTTCCCAAAATGAATCAATATAATGCTGAAGAAAAATTGGATATGCAAACATACAAGTTCCAAGTTTTTCTCCAATTACTTTTTGAATATCTGCTTCTTCTTCAAGTCGTGCAAGATAAACATCATTAAAGAGATTGAGTTCTCTAAGTTTATCACAACAATAATTAACCCAGTATCTTTCTTGCGGGTTATCGCTTGAATACAAATAATCCAAAGTCTTATAACCCATTTTTGACATTACTTTGGGATAATCTTTTACTGGAACTTGCGGGACTTGCTGTTTATGTGCAAATCCAAAATCTTGAATCTTACTCTTTACTTCCAAAGTATTTGCTTCAAGCTCCGCATAATCAAGACCAGTTCCTTCAAGATTCTGAATTACTTCTTCTGTTGTTTGAAGATATGCATATGCATAAAATTCATCTACTTCTCGATCACCCTGTTTTGAATTAAGAAATGCTTTATGAACTTCTCGATCACTCTTTTTCAAATAATGAGCATCAGTTGTTACTACAATCTTAACTTCAAAATAATTACTTAAAGCTTTCATTCGACGATTAACAATCATCTGCTCTTTACTTTGAGCTGGCTGAATCTCAAAATAATAATCGTCTCCAAATACAGACTTACACCAATTTACAAAATCTACAATCCTATAATAATATTCAGTCTTACCTTCAAGATTGCCAACTCTCTCAGCTTTATCCATTTCAAGAATACAATAATCAAGTTCTGAACCAAGACATGCAGACGATGCAATTAAATGGCCTTTACCAAATTCATCTACACATGCCATTATTTCTGCTTTGAGAGTTGGCACTCTCTCCATACCTCTATCAAAATAACTATTCATCCAAGAATTTGATGACAGTTTCCGCAACATTTTTGCACCAATTGCATCTTTTGCAATTAAAATAAAGTGCCAATATCGCTGTCCACTTCCACGTTCATCAACAAGATAGATCTCATTACCATACCCAATTTTAAAATCTGGATTCTTCTCTTGGACTTTCTGTCTAATTTGGTCAAGCTTAACCCAATTACCTAACGCTTCATGATCAGTCAAACAAATACCTTCAAGACCAATTTCTACGGCATAATTAACAAGAGAATCAACTGTATTAATACAATCGATAAGACGGATATTTGACATATCACTATGTGAATGCATTTCAAAACGCGCCATATAACCTCTTTCTCCTTAATTTTCTATATTAATTATACCATATAAAAATAGAGTTGTCAAGTTAATGACAACTCTTAAATATTATGCTAAAATATTATTATTTATATAGTCAATCCATCGTTCTACTGCAATACGAGCATAAGTTGTTCCATTCGTAATATCTAATACATGAATATTACTAATTTTAATTAATAAGTCTAAAAATTCATCTTCGCTAAGTTCATAAAAATAAGCATACAAGAAAGGAAAAACAAATTGTCCTTTATTTTTAATCATAGGAATTTCTCTATCAGTATTATAAATAATATCTAATAACTTTAGAATACTTTGAGATTTAATTGATAAAGTATAATTCCACTGATCCAATTCTTCATTTGAGAGTGTTGCAGAATTTAAAATATAAGAAGTACCATTTTCTTTTAATAGATCAGGTGGTTGAAGAGAAATTGCTACAAGATCTTTATGTTTATCACAAGCTAACATAATACCAAGTAAGCTAACAAGATGTTCTTCTGCCATATCCTTATTAATTTGTTTTTGTGTATAAAGTTTTTGAATTCCTGGATGATTTAATAGATTTTTACTAAAACTCACTCTTAATAAGATATTGTTAGCAATATTTTTTTGAAAAGGAGTTAATTTACTTCCATTATTTAATTTTTTAAATAATTTAGTAATTCCTTTGGGCGTCATATTTTTATATATAGCAAAAGTTACTTCTATGCTTAAAATAAAATCTCGTAAATCTTCAGGTAATTCTGAAAAATAAATACCAGTCTTATCACCAAAATAAGATAAGAAAGAAATATCTGCTTTAGATTTTTTCCATAATATTTTATTATTAATAAAACGTAAAATAGTTGTTAATCGTTGTTTTCCATCTATTACATTAAAGCCTGAATTATTTTCTTCAATACAATGAACCTCTGGTATACGCTCACCACAAACGAGAGTATCAATCATTTCTTGCTCTTGATCTTCAGTCCAAACATATCCTCTTTGACAATCTAAATCAAAATTTAATTTTTTTCTTTCAAAAAAAGATTGAATTTGATTTAAATCATAATTTCTAGCAGTCGAATCATAACTTTTTATATAATTCATTTTTCTCCTTTTTTATTTTATTATACCATATTATTTTGTTCTTGTCAATATTTATAACTATCAATCTGGTTTTGTATTATAAAAAATAATATTATGAGACTCTTCATATTCTTTTATTTTTAATTTCAATGTATCTATTTTATCTTGTGTAAATTTTAATTGTTGATTTAAACTATTAATTTCTCATTCTAATTCAAATTTTGCTCTTTTATACCTATCTAGTATAGTTAAATCTTGACAATGTTGCATTGCATCAGATACTTCTTCAGAAGATTTACATTGTCGTGTATCAAAGCCATAAGAAGACATTAGAATACCCATTTCTCATTGATATAAAAATCTTCAATAATAAGCTGTGCAGTTACATTTCCATTCCATTCATTTCTTGAACAACGACACACTGCAGTAAGATACATATTAGGTCTAGTAAACTGTTCAAATTCTTCCTGTGAAGATTTAAACTTCATAATATCTACGCCATTTGACAAATGTATCTTTAACGTAGGATGCTTATCCGGCGAAAGAAGTTGAACAGAAGTTAAAGGAATATCTTTAATTACAATATATGGTTCAGGTAGTCCTTGTCCCCAAGTAGATTTATTCTGTGCAATTGTTAGAATTTTTTGAGGATCAATATCTTTATTAAACCACTCAAAATCAACCCAGTATACAGGCTCTTGTGCGGCTTCACTATAAATTGAATTTGTCTTTTGGATAAAATCATCTAGTTTAGATTCAGGAATTGAAATACCAAAAGCACTACTATGACCTTGTGCATATTCTACATCACCAGTATCTTCACAGAGTTGCCGCATATCCTCTATTTCAGACATGGAATAATTTCTGGCACTTCCTCTATAAAAATACTCTCTATCATCTTTCCCCTTTGATCTTGTGAGGACAAGACATGGGTGCTGATATTTCGCTTGAATCTTATTGGCGACCAAACCTGCGAGATTCTTTTCCACTTCTCCGGGTTCGCAGCAACAGATAATAATACCATTTTCTGTCAATCTGGAAGATTGAATTCGTTGTTCGAGCAAATCCATTGCAGCATCTTGCAACTTTGTTTGTCGAGCTTTGACGTTAGCTGCGATTCTAACCGCTTCTTCAACTCTTGGTACGAGTTCTCCTTTATGACCACGTTTACCACTCTCAATCTTATCAAAAGCATAAAACTTTAACATAGATTTAAAAATTAAATCTTTTTCTTCCATGGTACCAGAACGTACAATAGCATTAATAAAAGGTGTTACATAGAAAGCCATTGACATATAATTAATTCCACCCATTTTATCAATGCTAAATTTATTTTTTTCACACATATAATAGAAGAATGGATTATGAATATTTTTTAATCCTTCATCAATAATAGCTTTAGTTTCAATACTACGATAATCCATCATATCCGAGAGATTGCCAAGAGCGGCTAAATCAATATATCCTAATGCACCTTTTCAATCTTCTGGAAGTAGATCTAATCCCATTATATGATCATAAGCTCTACAAATTTGTAAAGTGACTCCTGCACCAGATAAATCTTTATTTGGGTAATTACAAATTTGATTATTGACAATAACTACATTATCATTATGAATCCAATTATCAGATTCGTGGTGATCCATACAAAGAATTTTCTTTCCAGAATCTACCAATTGTTGCATTTCATCAATATCATTTGTACCTGCATCTGGGATAATAACTAATTTAACATCATCCTCAATTTTATTAATAGTATCTGCTAAACCGTGTTGTTTACCATCATGCAAAATATAAGTTAACTTTTCTTTACATTGCTCCTGAGTATTATTTAAAGCCCAATGATATAATTCATACATATAATTAAGGATAATTGCAGCACTAGTAAAACCATCAGCGTCCGCATCTACTATAACACAAATTTTTTGCTTTTCTTGAACTGCGAATCGAAGAAATTCTACAGCTTTATTTACATTTTCTTCACCAAAAGCAAAAGGAGAATTTACATCCGCGGGAAAAGAAGCATTAATCCATTTATCTTGTTCTTCTACGGTTTTTAGTCCTCGATTATATAATACCTGCTGTAATGTTGATTGACTAGGTTCATTAAATAGTTTATAAATCAATATCGTCCTCCCTTGCTTTAAACCATCTACAAAAACATCCTTGCCACCTTCATAGAATAAGATGATCAATTAAAGCTACATCCTTTACTAAGCACTTTCAAAATCCTACACAACTAGGCTCAATTCACTTATAAAATTTACAATATCTACAACGAGGATGCTTTTTCCTATAAGTTAAGATATGATTCTGTGTCTCCATAAATATAAAAACGCTCCTTTCCCACAATCTAACGGACTGTTTTTATATCCAAGTAAATTATATTGATCAAACAGTACACTTACTGAAACCTCTGCACTTAATTTCGTATATAATCTATCAATCTTTTTAATATTTTCATCATATTCTTTACCGTACATCTCTTGAAAGTCTTTATCAAATCCTAATACGATTTCTTTAACTCCAGCATCCAAGAGAAGTTGAAATTGATAACGAGAAATACTACTGCCGCAAACTGCGACACAAATATTATTCTTTGTTCCAAAGTAAGATTGATATTGCATTACAGATTTTTCTGATTCTACTACAATTGCAAGTTGCATAGATTTAATATTTTCTTTAGCTCTATCAAATCCATACAAATTAAAAGCCAAAGGATGATTACATAATTGGCCTTGAAATCTTGCGGGCCTGTACTTACCATAGATTTCATTCTCTTGGACTAAAGTTCTTTGTCTAATTCCGACTAATCTATGGTCCGCGTCATAGTGCGGGATTAGTACAGCACCATTTACTGGATCATATTTTATTCCCATATATTTTATAATCTCTGGAGAAATACCTTCAGCTTCCCAATTTAAAATTCTAGGTTGCGGATAATGCTCAATATAATTAGGACATTCAGGTAAGATAACCTTTTCTTGAGATCGAGGTTCAATCTCTAGCAATCTTTTATTTGCGGTTAATATTCTAAAATCTTCAATGTCAAAATCTAAATCATCAGATAATTGACTTTGAAGATTAAAAAAATTAACTACAAAGTAGATTGCTTGATTTAAGTCATCTATCTGTTGAACCTTTTGAACTAATTCAAATACATCAAAAGTTCCGCAACTACCAGTAAAACATTTAAATAATTGAGTATTTTCATAGTAATATAACTTATGACTATCGCCGCCATGACAAATAGTTCTTGCAATAATATAATCGTTAAACATTTGAGGTTCGGCATCAAAGTAATCTAATAAATTATATATATCATCTAATTCTATTTTCTCTTTTACATCATCTTTATTATAACTCATGCCGACCCTCCTTTATGTTCTCATTGAAATATTCAATTCACCTATTGGAACTAATTCATAATTATATGTTGTACAAAATACTCCGTCAAAACGACATGTTCCTTTATTTGCGTACATCCAAATATAACATCTATTATACATTCCTCTACGATTCTTGTAAATAGAAAGTTTCACATTCGGCATTCGCATACCATCATTAACGACATTCGCTAATTTTTCTCTATCTTCATCTGTTGTATCAAGAAGAATCATTCCCATATCAATTTTATCTGCGATTGATTTTGCTCCTCGCAATAAATTTTGATCAGGTATATCTGACGTTTTCCAATCTTGATTTAACTGAGTTGAAGATAAAATAAAAACATTATATTGAGTTGCAATCTCTTTTAATTTAACACTCAAAAGAAATAATACATTATCTTCTCGTAATCTTACTCCACCAGAACGACGAGTAATTTCTTCAAGAATTTTCATTGAAGTGTGAATATAATCTAAGAATACATATTGAACTTCATACATGCGGATGCTACGTTTAATTGAATTTTCAATATCTTTCAGATTAAAATCTGGAATAACTTCAACATATAATGGACTTTGCTTAATAATTTCAATTGCTTCTTGAGCTCGCTGTTGTTCCTCAAAACTCATTATATTATTAAGAATATATTCTTCATCAATATCAGCTAAAAATGAAACCATCATTGTTTGAATTTCTTCAAGTTCCAACTCTGTACTAATAAAAAATGCAGGAAAAGCTAATCCATTATCTTGCCACTCTCCATTTTTCCAAATTTTACTACATCCGCAATTACAAAAATCTGCAATCATTGAACGAGTTTTACCTACACCGGTCGCCGCGGATCTAAGATAAAATTTTCCTAAACGCATACCTCTTGTTACTGTATTAACTAAATCTCCATACATCGGCTGACCTACATCTGGAGTTTCAGCTAATGATGCAAATAATTCATCAATACCTGCGGACGCTGAAATACTATCATCTGTTGAATTATCTACATATTCTGCCCGCACATGTGCGATCTTATTATCTATTTGATCTGCAATTTCATCAAGACTAAGACTATTAAGATATGCTATCTTTGTTTCTCTCTTGGATTGATCTAATTCATCTGGATCATAAATCCAAGAGACATCAATACCTATCTTATTATACTCTCTTAACAAAGTAAACTTTTTTGTTTGAGCATAATAATAATCAAAATTACTTCTATCTGCTTGTTCTGCGGCAGTTAATAAAAATCTTGCTCCATCATTTGCTTTATAAGTTGCATAAGCATGCGGCCGAGATTGTAAATAATTCTCAATAGATTGAACTGTAACTTGCCGCACACCCATTGTATGCATATTAGATAAGGATGCAAAAATAATTTGATGAAATTCTTTTACAAAATCCGCAGTTGTTAAAAAATATTTACCTTCATCATCTAGAATTGTAATATCATCGATAAGACAACCCAATAATTGAACTAGAGAAGGTGTATCTGCATAACGTGAACTATCCAAATGATACCTCCTAATCTAATTCATAAAATTTAACATGACGAGGTTTTGTAATCGGAGTTGCTTTACCAACTACATTTTTAGTTTCTGTAATAAAATCTTTAATTTTTTTTCCTTTATTTAATTCAGCATTTACAGTTTGTTGTTGAGCATATTTTAAATATTCTGCATAAACATATGGTACAATTCCAATACCACCATTTGCTTGAGATGTATCAGAATGTTTTATTTCATACCAATATATTAATGTTTTATAAATTGAATCAATTGTCATTCCTTCTTTAGAAACAAAATTTTTAATTTGAGATTCAACTTTTGTTTTTGAATACCCCATACCCAATACATGCTGCATTAATTGATGAATTTGTTCTACTGAATCTGCACAATTTTTGTGTGCATATCTGCGGCCAAGCTGAACAAATTCTGTATCTTCTCTTTGAAAGGACTGGCCGCAATATGGACATTTCACAGGTGCAAGTTTTGCCATTAAACTCCTTTCATCGATATTTTTATCAATTAATTATAACATATATTTCCATTTTTGTCAAATAAAAAAGCCACCCTCAGAAAGAGGATGGCTTGAAAATTAATCTGGCGGGGCAACTGGCATCCGACGCCAATACTCCTTTCAGAGTACGATCCGCTTAGCAGGCGGTCCTAGTTCCCCACTAGTTGTCTGCCCCGGAGGAGAGTAAGGGATTTGAACCCTTGAGACGCTATAAACGCCTTCCTGTTTTCTAGACAGGTGCCATCGACCAACTCGGCCAACTCTCCATTAAGAATTGAAACTAAAAGTCATTTGAATAAATATTCCATCAGTTTGATAATAAGCAACAACGTATAATGTTTTTTCTATAGTATCAGAAGTATTACTATCACAATACCAATGATCAAATATTAAATTATGATTTTTAAGAAATTCTTGAATTTCTTCTAAAGTTTTACAATTTTTAATTTGTGCTAATTCATTACCAACATTCATTCTATAGTCCATTACCTACAGCTTCCGTTAGTTCATCTACAATAAGAACAAGTTGTTCTGCTTGATCACGAGACATTTCAGAAACCTTCTTACCCTTACCAAGATATTTATCAGTAATAGCTACAATGCGGGGTGCCCATGTAGTACCAAATGCACCACCAGTTGCATTTTGAATCTTAGAAACAAGAGTATTAAACTGATTCATAAGATCATCAAAATCTAATTCTGGTTCTGCAACATGTGCTTGAGTAGGTGCATCAGTTACATATTTTCCGTTAAAATCTTTTGCTTGCCGATCGATTGCATCACCAATTGCATTGACGAGGTTATCATAACTAAACTCAATGCTATCAGGGGTGTATTTAAATCGAGAGCCAGCCACAAAACGAGGGGTGCCACGCATAAATAGAGTGGTATGTACAGTACCATCTTCCTCTTGGAAGGGATGTGCATACCCAATAATATCACTCATGCGATCAACCACAAGACGAGGTTGATTTGCCAAAGTAGGTACAATCTGCTGATATTCCTCTCCATTTTCATCTTTAAAAGTTTTATCTTGTGCGTGAGAAATCATTACAAGACCATAACCCATCTGAGGAATTTTACGGAGAGCTTCATCAAATTCCTTTTTAGCTAGGGCGTAACCTTTACCATATGCAAGATCGCCCACAGTTGATACACCATTTTGATTACAAATATATTTCTCACAAAGGTCGTATGCAATATCTACAGTATCAACAATAACATTTTTAAATTGTTGACGAGCTTGATCAGAATCAAGCTGACGTAGAATTTGTTTAAACTCAGACCACTTATTAACTGGCTGAGCCATTACACCAGGAATTGCAAGATAACCTGTCTCGAAAGCACAAAGAAGTGCCTTTGGAAATTGTGCTGCTGTAGTAGTTTTACCAGTTTTAGGTTGACCATACAGAAGCACAGTATATCCACAGAGGTCGCGACTGACCTCATGTGGTTTAATTGCAAAAATGTCAATCGCCATTTAAGACCTCCTAGAACTTGAAATTAGATGCGGCAGTTGGTGAAGAAGTAGTTGTAGTTCCACCTGCAAAAGGTAGATCATTATCTACACTCTTAGTTGCAGATGCAGGAAAACCACTCTGACCCGTAGAAGAACTATTACGAGCTTCCGCACGTGCTTTGGCCTCACCTTTTTGTACCTCACGATTCTGTAGACCCTGCTTAAACTCAGCTACAGTGATTGTAGATTCATCATCCCAAGGATAAGGCTCAGGAGAACATCCATCCATTTGCCACATACGAAGAGTACGAGTTGTATACTCAACCTGTGGAGCTCCCCACGCAGTTTCTACTTGACGCTCAATCTTCTGAGTTGAAGATACAATCTTACCCCAAACATAAACTAGATAAGGAGTATTAATTGAAATATCAAGACTTTCAAAATACTTAATACCACCTGCATCAGTTAGAGAATAAGTTACAGGAATAAGATCACCACGGAAATTAAATACATAACCACTAATATTCATATAATCATTTCCGTCTTCAACTTCAACTAGATTTGTCCCAGTAATAAGCATATCGGTTTCAAAGTTATTACGCTTATCACGGAAACCATCATTTGCATAATGAGTAAATCCACCACGAATTTGCTTAGATTCGACCATGTTACCATCACGGCCCATAAAATCATTTACCTCAACATCACCTTGGATACGAAGTTTAGTTGCTTTATCTTTACCATCCTTCTCCCAAGTAGCACCACCATCAATAAGAGCTTTTAGAATCGTATAAGTCTCATTCTCTTTTCCGCTCTTCCAGAAAGGTACAACATAAGTATAACGAACACTGACAATATTAATCCCATCTTCGTCCGTTGCAATATTTACAGTACCATTAATATACTCCTGACCAGGATTCTTGCTATTTGGACCTGCTACATTTGGAAAGAGACTAAAATTATAAACATAACCCTCTACGTATACAACATTTTTCCAATTATCACGCATATAAATTCCTCTTTCAATCGTCTCTTTTATTTACATATATATTATAATATATTTTTTATTGCTCGTCAACAGAATTTTCTTGACTTAGATCTGGAAATTCTCCAGTAATCCATTCCTGCATTGGGAGTGTATGAACCCAATTAACAAAATCTTCACGCCAACCTGAAAGACGATGACTCTTACGCTGATTATACATGGTACGAAGAACTTGATAATTAAGACTTACCATACGAGTTTGGAGAAAACCTTCAGGAAGCATAGCTTTAATCTTTTCAAAATATTGCTCTT